AAAGAAGAAATCATGAAAAAACTAATACTTCTAGTGGATGGGGAAAATCTACTACACGCTAGTTTCCACAAGTTCGAAAAACTTAAATCTACCGATGGCAAACCGAGTGGGGCAATATTTGGATTTTTCAAATCACTCCACATGTATCTTACAAGGTTTGAACCCAATGAAGTAGTTATAACATTTGATAACGGTCATTCACCAGTAAGGGATAAGTTATTACCCAACTATAAGGGACACAGAAAAAATATATCGGTTGATTATGAATCCTTGCAAATACAAAAGGCAATCATAATGAAGATATTGGGTATGCTAAGAATTTCTTATATATTTGATAAAAGGAATAAAACTCAATATGAGGGAGATGATTTCTTAGCATACCTAATTATTAATACTTATCGTTCGGATAATGTAATCTTGGTATCATCAGATAAGGATTTTAATCAACTGCTAAACAAAAATGTTAGAATATTAAATCCAAGAAAGGATGAAGTTATTCGAATTGGTAATTGTAAAGAGTTATTTGGTTATCATTCACATGAGACCGTTGAATACCTTGCAATGGTAGGTGATACTTCCGATGATATCCCTGGTTTTAAAGGTATAGGTCCAGTAACTGCAAGAAAGATATTAGATGAGTATAAATCAATCTACAAATACTTGGAAGCTAAACCTAATAAAGAGTATCAAGAAGCTTGGGAAAGGAATCGTAAATTGATTGATTTATTCTGGTTTGTAGGTAACGTACCTTTAGACAAGATACCACTCAAGAGGAAGAAGACTTTCAACTATGATAAATTTAGGAAACTGTGCATAGAGTATTCTCTGGCTTCTTTCCTAACTAAAGAATTTATTAAACCCTTTAAAGAGTTATCAGAATGAAAATAATGTTTGCAGGTGCAAGTGGAGTTGGGAAAACCGCTTTAGCAAAAGAAGTTCCTGGGATGATTAAGTTTGATGTAACAGAATACCCTCCAGTATTAGATTTTATATCTGGTAGTGTATCAGACTTAATACCTAAAACAAAGGATATGTCTCATAAAGAAATGTTAGAAAGGGATTCAAAGGATTTGTTACTCGAAGATTTTCAGGTAATGAACCTAAGAAACAAAATGTTCAGAGATAGGGATAGATTTGTTACAGATAGAAGCTATCTTGATTTAGCTGCCTATTTCTATTACAAGCAAGCCAAGAATGTTCCTAAATGTGAAATGGAACACTTTTTCGAAGCTTGCAAGATGTTACTCAATCAACAATGTACTCATCTTATCCTATTAGACTTTACTACTGCCATGGTAAAGGAATGGGTTATGGAAGATAATGGTAAACGAATAGATAACAATTACTTCCAGTTCTTAATATCTTCTATAATGGATAACATATTGAACTTGTGGGGATTCTTACCTACTAAGGAAATATCTTCTATTTATAAGAACATTTTTAAGAATCAACTCTTGGAATACGGTGCAACAGAGGGAGTAATCAAATCAATATATGGTGAAACTAAAGTTCTCTGTATAAGAGAAGCTAATTTGGATATTCGTAAGAAACTTATTATTGATTTTCTTCATGAGTAAAGAAGTAGTATTTATAGCATTCTCGGATTTGCACATCAATCTATGGGCAAAATTCAATGAGAACAACAATAGGACCTTGAATAGTATCAAGGTCCTTGACGTTATTGCAGGTCAATGTGAAAAGTACAAATGTCCTGCTTTATTCTGCGGAGATTTATTTCATAAGCCAGAATCAATTGACCAAGACTTAGCAATATTCGTTGCTGAACAGTTTGATAGGTTAGAGAGTAACTACCCAAAATTCAAAATGATTTACATAGACGGGAATCATGATTTGAAATCTGTAAATCGTATTGATAGGCTAACTAAGGGATGGCCTTTTGTATTTCATAAGAATTTTATGAGCTGTGTTAATTTAACTAGAATCAAATGGTGTTCTTATGGAGATTACCACATTTATGGAGTTCCCTACATTGATAATAATGTGGGTCTAAGTGAATATCTTAAGAAACTCAAATTAGATAAGAATGTGAAGAACATACTTCTTCTTCATACCGACTATCCTGGAGCAAAGGATACTGATGGTAGGGAAGTTGATTCTGTAGAAAATCTCAATGTAAATATTCTGAATCGATTTGACCTGGTATTATGTGGTCATATACATAAACCCCAAAGACTATCAAAGAAGGTTTATATGATAGGTGCACCCAATCATCAAAGGCGAACCGATAGAGATTGTAAATTGGGTTATTGGAAGATTTATTCAGACTTATCAATGCAATTTGTACACCTTAAGCAATTTCCTAAATTCGTAGATGTAGAATCTGAGGAGGATATTAAGGATGATGGCAATTATTATACCGTTTTACCTAAGAAAACTAGTAACTTAGTAAATACTAACCATAAAATTACTAAGCAACTTTCTAAGAAAGCTCTAGCAAGGAAGTATCTTAAGGAAAAAGGTATAACTGAACAAGATAAGAAAGAACTACTGATTGACATACTTAAAAAAGCTGAATCATGTTAACATTTACAACAATGAACGTAGTAGGGTTCTGTTCAATAGAAAACCTACATATACCTTTAAATCCGAGTTGTACCATACTTATCAAGGCACCGAATGGTAAAGGTAAATCAACTATCTTATCGGCATTGGTATGGGCAATATATGGTAAAAATTTAAAAGGGGTATCAGAAGTAACTACCTGGGAAAAGGTAAGACCTAAAGATTACCAGGGAGTAATGGTAGAGGTATTCTTTCAAAAGGGAGAACATATTTATAAAATTATCCGATGTCAGAAATGCAATATAGTTCTTGAGGATGGGGCTAAAGGTAAAGATAGGCTTATCCTTATGAAAGATAACGAGGTAGTGAATGTAAAGGGTAAGAATAAACTCCAAGATGCCATTAATGCAGAGCTTGGCTTATCTTACACTTTATTCATGAACTCCATTATGTTTGGTCAGGGTATTAAACGACTGATACAAGAATCTAATTCAGATAAGAAGAAGATATTCGAAGAAGTATTTGATTTAGAATTTCTTAACATTGCCAAAGGTATAGCTATGCAGGATAAAAATAACCTATTAGCTCAGGCAAACGAAGTAGAACACCAATCTGCTTTATTAAAGAAAGAACTTGAAGCAAATAAGGAAGCTTACTTTGATTTACGTGATAGAGAGAAAGGTTTCAAAGAAAAAATAAAGTCAGAACGTAGAGAATTAAAGAAAGATAGGGAAGACCTAACTAAGCAACTCATTAAAAAACAGCAACAACTTAAGGATGAAGTAGAAAAGAGTCTTAAAGTTAAGATTAAGAAACATACTGATTATGTAGATGTTCTTAAATCCAAGATAAAATATAACCGTATAGTATCTGGAGTATCATTACCAGATTTTGTAAAGAAACTCAAGATACAGTTAGATAAAGGCCACTACAAACGTGCGAAAGAGAGCGTAGATATTATCTATAAAGCAATCATAAACTCAGATAAACTCCAGGAAGAATATGAAGATGCTCTGGGTAGGTTGGATGAGTTGAGAACTACGAATGAGAAGTATAAGAGACTTCAAAAAGAATGTGATGATATTGCTTCTGATATTGCTGATATTGACGAGGAGTTGGAAAAACTCAAACAAGAGAAACTTAAGGTTATGTCTCCCAAATATAAAGAGAAACTTAAGGAAATTAGAAAGACTCTTCGTAAGGTAGATGAAGATTACCACAATAAAGAGTTAGAGTTAGAAAACTATAACTGGTTAATCAATGACCCTCTTGGTAACAATGGAATCAAGGCTTACTTATTTGATTCATCACTGGATATGTTAAATAGAACTCTTGATAAATATTCTCAAGTATTGGGGTTTAGGATTGAATTTAACATAGACCTGGGTACTGCTAGAAAAGAATTTTTTACTTTAATTGAAAGAGATGGGCAAATTATTGATTACGATGAACTTAGCGGTGGAGAAAAACAATTGGTAAATGTGGCAATGGCATTTGCAATGAACGAATCTCTTACAATGTCTAAGGGTATAAACCTTGCCTTTTTGGATGAGGTATTCGAATCATTAAGCTCTGATAATGTAGAAGTAGTAACCTCTTTAATCAGACATACTTTTGCAGATAAAACCCTATTCTTAATTACCCATTTAGATTCTCTTCCTCTATCAAATACGAAAATCCTGCAAGTCGAAAAAGTCAATGGCCTAAGTAGTTATAATTTACTATAATGTTATAACTACAAGACATTAACCTATGAACTCAAAAAATAAAGGAAACAGATTTGAAAGAAAAATAGGAGCCTGGTTTACTCAGTGGACCGGGTTCAAATTTGAAAGGAATCGGGCAGGTTCAGGAGCTTGGCATTCTAATAAGGATGCCACTTCTGATTTAACCTGTACAGATGAAAAACATGCTCATCGATGTAAGATATCAATTGAATGTAAAAACTACAAAGATATCAAATTCGAACATGTACTGCTTGGTAATAAAACTTGTGATATCCTAAGATTTTGGGAACAAGCAAGCAAGGATGCTAAAAGGGCAAATAAAGTACCTATTCTATGTATGAGGTATAATTCTATGCCTGCAAATGAATTTTTCTTCGTAGTTGGAGTAAAATTGGGAGATATTATTGCAGAATATGTTACTAAAGTAATGTATATTCAAGTACCCGGGAATACTCTTATGGTATTTATGGCTAGTGAGGTTTTAAATGTACCTTATAAGTTAATTCATAAGCAAGCTAAGTTAATCATTAAAAAGAAATAATATGAAACGTATCCCTTATTCTTATTGTATTTTCTACATAGAACGAAAGTATTATCAGAACATTAATAAAGAACTTAAAGAAAAGGGATATAAAAAAGTACGTGCCATTATCCCTACGATAAACGTTTTAAAGAAAACCGCAAAGGGTAAGATGATATTCGAAGAAGTACCAATCTTATTCAATTATGGTTTTATCAAGATGCCCACGGAGTTAGCGTACTCTAGACCTTTTCTAAACAAACTGAAGAGAAGTATATCAGGTATAAGAACTTGGTTAAAGTCTACAGAGACTCTTCATGAAAGAAAGAAGAAAGCTAGAATAGATAACTCTGAAGACTTTGATGATTTCTCATTGGTAGCTACATGCACCAGAAAGGATGTTAAAAGGTTTAAGAGGATGGCAAAAGAAGGAAAGAAATATTCCGTAGACGATTTGATGAATGTTAAGATAGGCGATTACCTAGTACTCAAGGGTTATCCTTACGAAGGAATAGATGCTACGGTATTAGGTATAGACCACATAAATAAAATGGTACAACTTCTTTTATATCCGGAAATGGGTAAAATGGAAATATGGTTACCTTTTGATAACGTAATTTATAGCGTGTACCAGAATTATGACCCAGATAAGTTATATGCTAACTCCCAAGATTATGACCCAAATGAGATAACAAGTGAATCAATAGATAGAATAATGGATTTTAGGAGGAATTAATATGAACGATGCTCAGAAGAAAGCTTGGGACTGCTTAAACGAAATAGAAAGGCAGTCTTTATTCCTTCAGTTATCAGAAAGCAAATCCTCATGGGAAGCTGGTGAAATTTTAAAGTTGTCACATTACAAGTATTTAGAAATCAGAGAAAGGTCAGAAAAGTTCTTCAGATTATTCTCTGATTTTTTCGAGTTACACACTTCTATTTTTCGACCTGACTGCCCTTGCGAACGAAGCTTTTGTGATTTTATTGAAGGATGTATTGAAAAGAGATTAACAAGGAAAGAAGCCAGTCTATATACTGGAGACTCTTCTAACTTACTCTCAAAGGTAAGCAATAGTAATATCGAAAGAAATATGAAAAGACTCAAAGAATCAGAAGACCCATGGGACTTAGATTCAATGAGATTAATTCTAGAGTTCGATAGGTGGAATAACTTTAGGATTCTACCAAGAATGCTACAACAGCCTTCTGCATTTAAGAGGCGGTTGAATAAGAAGGATAAGATATACATTAAATACCTTTTAAACCGAGTACCAGAATGGATGCACACAAAACTGAAAGAAAGGTTTAGGTATAAAGTAAAGCCTGGTAAGAAGAAATATTGGGTATGCTTAATATCAGAAGAATTATACACAGATGGGTATTTGCTAATGCCAGTAAGACCCTTAGATGAGGTAGTTAGTGAATTTAGTAGATTCTATATGTATGTATTCGAAAAGAAAGACGATGCAGATACATTTGGCTTCATGGTATCCAAGTTTATTATTAAAACAGTTGATGTAAAATTGGGACAACGCTTCTGGCCTGAGTACAGATGCTGCGTGGAAAAAGCAGTAAACTATAATCAAGTGAATAATATAGAATTCAGTATTAAGAAACTTGATATGGCCTTCAATGCTGATAAGGTTAAAAAGAAAAGGAAGAAAAAGCCTAAATCAACGGCTGCTGAACGCATATCAGATACCTCAGCTTTTTATAAAAATAAGTAGAAATATTTCTTTATATAAATAAAAAGTATTATATTTGCAACAAATTAAAATAAAAGATATGAGAAAGAACAAAAAGAATAAACCAGCACCCTCAAAAGAAAAAGCCAGTTTCCTTGGTTCAGCCGGGAGGAATATGACTTACAGGGATTTAAAAAGAAAAGCCATAGTATTGGGTATGCCTTTCCCTGATGCTTGTGCTGCTGGAGTTTTCGATTTAATTGGTTATATCGAAAGGTCAACTAATAAACCAGACAAATCATTGATTGACCAATATGATGATTGGATGGATAAACAATTGGAGAACATAGGTTATTCAAAAGATGACCCTCTAAGGAATTCAAAATTAAGGCTTGGGTTTCTCGGAGAAGAAGGAGAAGATGGGCAAAGAAAATCCAAAAGGGTTCCAGGAATAAAAAAGCCAAGGGAAAAGAAACCACCAAGAGAAAGGGATGAATTCAATCTCATCAAGGGAACTAAGAAATCCTATGTATGGTCATTGGTTGCAAAGGGTTATGATTTAGAAAGAGTAACTAGAAGGATGAAAAAGAAGTTCCCAGATGCAAATGATAAATCGATAACACTTTGGTTTAGAACTGCAAGGAGGACTATGAGTAATGGTAAAGCTAAAGGAAAGTAGTAGGGAACCAATCCGAAAAGATAGATATTATATATGGACATGGAGACCAGATACCACCAACAAACGTATTACCGAAAAAAGTTTATATCGGAAACACTTAACCGGTATACCTTATTTCACAAGGTATCAAATAAAAAAGACTTTGGTTTATATGTACGGAGTAGATGTTCTTCAATATATTCATATCATATCAGGCAGGAAATTACTTAGGCAAGGGATAAGAATACTTCAAGATATGAATGGTCTAAGACATAAATCTGGTTCTACTAAATTCTGGTATAAAGGGAGATTAGTAAAAGCCAGGAAGTTTATTATCCCAGATGAATATAAAATTGATAAACACAGAAGACGAAGGTTCATGGTTCAAATGCACCGGGTCTTTAAATCAAAAGGAAAGAAGGTATTCAATGAAAGGTACTCACAAAAATTGTATGGACAACGGGAAGGCATATCTTCCAAGTATATCCGGAAGAAGAGAATACAAATCCATTCTGCTATCTTACAGGATTTACAACAGGCTGAGTCAAGAGGAAAAGAATAAATATAATATTTTTTCTTTGCAATATCCCCCATTGGTATGTTCCTTGGCCTTGTATCTAAGAAAGAAATTAGATATCCCGATACAGAAAGTACTATTTATCAAAGCACAAAGGGATATGCTTGATATCTTTTATGATGAATCTTTAAATCATTTGGGATGGCAACCAAAAGAAAGGTTCTTAGTAAAAGCTTTAAGATTTCAGGGATTCACTCCTGTAAGCAAATATAGGATGAGAAGTAAATATGCCTACATTATGACAAACAGGATGCTAGAAAATGAATATTGGGTATTTCCCATGAGATTAGCTGATAACTATAAATCAATGCAAAATCCAAAATACAAATTCTATACCGAAGTATTTGGTAAGGTTGGTATTCCTGGAATAATTAAAATTAAATACAGCAATGGAAACTAAAAACCCAGTACCGGAAGTAAAGGTACATAAACAATTAAATCCGTTCATGGGTAAATCTTTTAAGGTTAATACCTATAATGACCAAGATGAAGTTATCGATACAGAAGATGTAAAGATAGAATCTCAAGAAGAACTAAAGACCGTAATTGATGAGGTAAAACAATATAATATTGCATTTGCTTATCTTATGGGAAGCGAAAGAAAATACAAGAAACTTATAACAGAGTGATATAACTATTGATTATTAACATTTAAACATTTACGAAAATGGCTAAGAAAAAAGAAACCAAAAAGGTAGAGTTAAAAGAAGTATCTCGCAAAGAGATTAATGGTGCAATCATCATTACTTACGAAGATGGCTCAGTAAAAATTATCCCGGCTCCTATTATGTTGTCTGCCGAAGAAGCAAAAGACTTCTTTGCTTCAGAAGAGGAAGATGATGACGACGAAGACGAGGAAGAAGAAGAGGACGATGACGAAGATTCCGATGAGGATGACGACGATGAGGACTCTGAAGATGAAGATGAAGATGACGAGGATGATGAAGACTCGGACGACGACGAAGATGAAGACGAAGAGGAAGAAGAATTAACCGGTGAAGCTCTTGCCGAAATGGACTTCGAAGAACTGGAAGATGTTTGCGATGACAAAGACCTCGAAACAGACCCGGACGATTACGAAGAAGACGATATCGAAAAACTTCGCAAAGCAATTGCCAAAGAATTGGGTCTCAAACTCCCGGCAAAGAAAGAAGCCAAAGGTAAAGGCAAAAAAGGAAAGAAGTAATTCATTCTCCGGCTATGAAGGTTGGGCTAAAACAATAGCCCACCTTTATCATAAGAAATAACTATTGTTCTATTAAATAAAACTAAAACTTAAAAGATTATGGCAACTAAGAAAAAAGAAGACACCAAGAAAAAAGGTGGCAAAGAAAAAGATGCTGAGAAAGAAGCAAAACGTAAAGCCCGTATGGAAGCTTTGAAAAACCGTCCTGCTGAGCAACGTCCAAACAGCAAGCAAATTGATGTTATCAAAATCAATGATAAATCCGAAGTTCAGAACTACGGTTACGCAGTAAAGAACAAAGAAGGATATCAGGGAGTGGTGGTAACATCAGTTCTGGTCATCGACGGTAAACCAACTTCTACATCCGTAACATTCGTACCGGGCAATCTAACCGTAAAATCCAAAAAAGGACACGGTATTATCTGTAACCCGAAAGCTAAAAAGGCTAAGGGCGAAGAAGAGGAAGCCGGAGACGAAGATTAAACTTCTATCCCTTACTTATTAGCGAGAACATCGCTAATAGTTTGCATAGTTTATTAGTATTTCAAAAATTATGTTGGGAGCCTATTGCCTGAGAAGGTAGTAGGCTTTATTTATTTTATAGGTTATGGAAGACAAAAGAGAAATCAGAAAGAATATAACTATCCTTGCATTAGATAATCTTATTCAGAATTATACTAATGCACTAGAAGATAAAGATATGGACCCTCCCTTATCGAATGAAGAAAGGGAACTCTCTGAATTAATTATCAAGGAAGCCAGAGAAATGCTAACTGAAATGGCAATCGAAAATAAACCAATACCAAGACCATCATGGAAGAAATGAATTTAAGAACCATTATACAGGGTATTCAAGCCGTATTAAAAGATATGGAATATACTCGGTATATGATTAAGGTTACTCCTCCTCATAAGAGAGGTAAATATCAAACCCATGTTATTCACCTTCAATATCTTAAACGTAGGCTTAAGGATTTTAAGGGTAGGCTAGATAAAAAACTAAAAGGTACTATCAGTACCGTAAAGTTTAAATATGTTAATTATTCAGATGGACGAGAAATGGTTGCAGAACAAACTTTTGTCAATCTTACTGAGCAAGAGATAAAGGATGCTTTAGAACTTGGAGCCATTCTTGAAAATGCAAGTATAGAAATCCTAGAAATTAAGGAAATCCCTACTTCGATTAGGATATTATAACTATGGATAATTACTAAGGAAATTTCAATCCACTTAAAAATTTTAGAAACATGAAGAAAGACAAGAAGAAAGACAAACCGGCTAATAAGACTCCGGAACTTTCAAAGGCTAAAAAGGCATTGGATGCTTATCTCAAAGAGAACAATTTGGACCCTCAAAAGGATTGGTCAAAGGACAAGAAACATGGTAAAAAGGTTACCGAACTCTTGAATAAGCTCAACAAGGAAAGAGACAAAGTCGCTGCCCAGTATCCTGAAAAGGATTTGAAGAACGAAGCCAAATTGGTAAAAATGAAAAAAGCCAAAGAAGATGAAAAGGCTTCAAAGAAAAAAGAGAAAAAAGAAAAGAAGGAATCTGCTGGCCGAGTTACCAAATACTATTATCCTCTCATTGATGGTCGGGAAATGACTTCCGATGAAAAGAAGAAATATCGTATGGAACAGAGAAGACTTGCTGCCGGTAAAGCTCCGAAGGAAGAAAAACCCAAGAAGGAAAAGAAAGAAAAGGCAGAAGCTACTGAAAAGGCTGCTCCTGCAAAAAAGGACAAAAAGGCCAAAGATAAAAAGAAAAAGAAGGCCAAAAAAGAAGAAGATTAATCTCATATCTTATTAAGTATTCGTTAATGATGTAAAGGCCTGGCAAATCACTTTTGTTCAGGCCTTTCTTTTTAATACTAAGACTTTATGGAAGAAAAAACATATAAACCCAAACTGCGTATCACTACACTTGAAGATAATGGCTCCTATATTCAGGATAGATTGGTAGATGCGTATACAGAAATGAATTCAGGGCCAAAAGTACAACATAAGGGACCAATAAGAATAGAGGTAACTCTTACAAATAAACAAGATGTCGAGAATTTTAAGAATTACTTAGATAAGCTTGTAGGTAACTTACCAATCAAAGAACCTTCAGTGGGAAGAGGAAGACCTTCTACTGGTAGTAAACAACTTACTGAATCACCTCGGGAAGATATTCTTGCAGATGTAGAGAAAATGGTTGAAGAAGGTAAGAGCCAACAAGAGATTATTAAGTATTTAAGGGAATTGGGATTTGTCTTTATTCTTACAGAGGACTTTCTTTTTCATTTCCCAGGATTCGAATTCAACAGTAAGGATGTGGGAGAAGCCACTGACAACAAGCAATATCCTAATTCATACTCCTGGATGGCAAGATGTATCAAACGAGCCAAAGACCCCAAGGCAGATAAATTCGACCCAATGGTCATCTTCGGCTTTAGTATCCTTGGTGGACCATCAAAGAAAATTGTTCCGTATCTTTATAAAGAAAGGAAGAAACCGTTAAGGGCCTCTGTTGGTAAGAAAACCATATCCTTCTCTCAAGCAGAGTTCACAAAGTTCCCTAAGTTTATGCTTGAAGAAGAACGATTAAAGTTCTCTGCAGAACAACGACAATTACTTCTCAACTCCGAGAAAAAGCCTTCTAAGTTCTTCATGAGATGGTATAAGGATGTAATATTCCCTGATTCAATCAAACAGAAAATCGAAGAAGCTATTTCTAGATAGACAACCTCTACCTCAGTATTTAATAAAAGAGTATTATTTATTAAAATAAAATTCTTATATTTGTATAACGAAAATAAATATTAAAAAAATGGATGCAGAAACCAAAGAGGTAGTAAAGAACATTGCTCAGATTCAAATTGAGGCATTGACTAATATCAAAAACAATATCACTACAACAGAACCCGATTTACTCAGGAAGTTGTTACAGATAAACAATGAAGAGATGCTTGATTCAGTCAATCATCATATTCAGATTTACGAAGAGATATACGAAATGCCTCAATTGATAAAGACTCTGAACGAATATCAATTATATATCTGTTCTCATATCCTATTCAAAATGGAAGACGAATGGATACATGATTTATCCCAAGGAGTTTACGGAGCATGGGAACTATTACACAAAGAAACTAATAAATTTCATCCTGAACTCACATTAATAATTTAATTTAATATGGACAAGAACGAATACTTAGAATCAGTTGAATTGAACACTGGAGTTGAAATGATTCCTTGCGAATCCTCAAACGTTGAAGGCTACGGATACGACTCCAAAAACAAACAACTTTGGATTGCTTTTAAAGGCAACAAAGTTTACCGTTATGATGGTGTACCTAAAGAAATCTGCAATGAATTACACCTAGCAGAGTCCAAAGGTAAATACGTTTCTTCTAATATCAGAAACAAGTTTAAAACCACAGGCTATGAACTCAGGTCTTAGAAAACTACCTATCATAGGGTTAGCAGGATTTATACTAATTGGATTGGCTATAGGCTCAAAACCTACACCCGATGCAAGCAGGATTTATCCTGCTCCGTCGTTTAAAAAGAACGATGTACCAGAAACTAAATACAGTTTCTCATTTGCAGATAAGCCTAAGTCATTAATGGATTCAATTCAGGAAATGGCAAACAAACTCGGAAAAAGAATATACGAATATCAGGTAGAAATAGAAATCATTCCAGAGAATCAAATCTACCAGATAAGTAATTCTGGATATCAACAATACGAAGTTACTAGAAAAGGAGTGGGATACTCCCATACATGGGTTAAATTTTATACTGATAAGAAGTTAACTTATCAAGATGCCATTAAGTTTGCAGAAAGATACCCAGAAAAATGTATACCCTTTGTACCTGCTCCCAAGGCTAAATCAGAACTCGATTATTACAACGAAAACCTGGACGAATATTTATCAGACCCAGAAAACGAGATAGATTATGCTCCAGAGATCTTCGACTTCTTAGCCGATTAACCTCAGCTATTTAAAAATATTCTTTTTATTTTATTGCTATATAAAATATTATTCTTATATTTGCAATGTGATAAGAAATTAATTCATTTATAAACATTTTTAATATAGACGTTATGAAAAAGAATGAAAACAAGGTTGCTAACCTTATCGGTAACAAAGTTGCTCAACAATTAGAAGGAATTAAGGATGCTACATCCAAGTCTAAAACTACTAAGGCCCAGGGAACTAAAAAGACTAAGGCTCAATTGGTAGAAGAATCCCAGGAAGCTGCCAAGAAATTTGCAGGTGCTAAATTGGTTCAGATTACTCCAGAAGAACCCAAACCAACAAAGAAAACCTCTAAAAAAGCAGAGGTAGTAAAAGATGTTGAAAAACAACAGAAACCATCCATCATCGAAAAGGTAATCTCCAACCGGGAAGTAAAATATGTATACCCAGAAGATATAACCGATACACTGGCCCGGAAGAAATGGAGACAACAAACTCGTAATGAACTTCACAGACTTGAACGGGAAATGTTCCGTATCAAGGACCAAAACTCCAAAGAATACAAGAAAGCTGCTAAGGCATACGAGGACTTCAAGAACAAAGTCCTTAAGCCAGAACAAGTTGCTTGATTTTACCTTTCAGGGAAGGTACCCAATATCAGAGTACCTTCCTCATTGTATTAACCTTCTAAAGGTATAAAAATGGATTACACTATATTCTCCGCAAAGGAGATGTTAAAGCAAGACAAGGAGTTGGTGGAGTTGCATAAGAGATGCGTTAAAACCTACTTAGTTCAACGTTCACTTAAACATAGGAAGATTAAGAAGTTCTTTATTGTATACGACTGGTATATTAACACCAGTAACATAAGAAACTTCTTTTTCAGGCCTGTACCAATATTTGTGCAGGCATTACTCTTGGGACAATTAGACGAAATATCAGATTATGTAAATAAAGACGGTTATGGTAAGAAACATAGGAAAAGAAGAAATAGAAAAGGTTGAGGTAGCTTATATTAAAGGTAAGTATGCCTATAAAACCCAATACAATGTAATTAGTGGGAAGAAGCATGAGATACTTTATGCAGGACCAGTTAATGCTTTGCAACCTGCACTAGAGAATATTCTGATGCTGGTTAGAAATCCAACCAGAAGAATCTGTACAGATTCTAGAAAGACACTAAGGAAACTTGAGGAAAAGGCAACTAACCTAAATAACTTCAAGGACCAAGGTATAACCCATATAATAATCTACATATGTTCACGAATATAGTCAAAGACCTATACATAGGTAAATCGAAACTAAATATCCGATTTCAGAATCAAATCATAGAGCCTGAAACCATAGTAGATAGTTTGGGTGTACCTTATCCTAAATTAAAGGAATATTCTACCTTTCCGGACTATGTAGTAATAGGTAACTTTGATGGCAAGAATATCTTTAACATTCAACTGGGAGAAAATCCTCATATGTTATTAATCACAGGAATTCCCAAAGGTGCCAAGACTTTAGATTGGTACAGGGTAAAGGAAGCAATCTGGTCCTCCTATTATGAAGATAATTATCGAGGATATTTATTCCAGGTCCAGGATGCAACCAAAAAAGTAACACTAAAGGCTTATCCTTTAGAAACAATTAAAGAGTAAATATATGGAAGCAATAGATTACGTAAAGTTATTTAAACTCGACCAAGAGAATTACGATTTTAAAAGGGAAGAGTTTATTTCCGAATTGGGTAAAGAGTTTCTAGATTATTGCCAAACTACTACCATTGGCATTAACCCTAAGACTCATAAGTTATATTATTATCGGTTCAAGGAAATCATTAAGAATTTCGAAAGTAAATTCTGGGCAATATCCAAACTTAAAGTAGGTGAAGGATTTACACAGAACCTATGGAATGCTTTCTTTGCTACTCAGGTAGTACCTTTAAGAGCAAAGATGTTCCCAGATATCCAACAATTCATTGAAAAAAGGAAGAAGGAATACCTCAATGAACAAGACAAAAAACAATCTACCTATAAAAAGGGAAGTCATGGCAAAGGAAATCCTAGACCTTCACGGCAATAAATTTATTGCCAAGGATTGGAAACTTTGCCTTAGTATTCCGATAGGCAAATGTGATAAATTAATTTTCACCAGAGACATAATCTCTGGTGATTCTTTTAATTTGGCAGTGAAAAAGAAAACCTATAAGGCATATTTCTATAACCTTAGTATTAATTGCTATGTATGTTATAAGTTAGAGCTAGTAGGATATGATGAATCTAAAGATATAAGAAAGGCTTATTTATATGGCAAAAGAAGATAAGATAACAAGATTCCCTCGTCCTATGGGTACTACTGCAATGGCTTTAGAATACCAGAAGACACATGAAGAGGAAGCATTGGTTAAGGTACAGAATTACCTTATTAATCAATGGTTAATGGGTAATGGTGTTTTGTGTGGAGTAACCTATGATATCAATTCATTCTCTAATAGATTGGGGATTGATATAGAATATGTACGAGTATTCATGAGAGACAGATTATTGTCTTCTAGAATATGGGATAAAGATAAACAGGAAGAATTACTTAACGCGTTATTGGGAGAACAACTAGCATGGGCATTAGAGGATAGAATGGAGATATCTCACCAGTTGCAAATCTTAAGAGATTCCCAAGGAGGTAAATATACTCCTTTCATTTCGTCCGAGGTTAATAAGACATTGAAGCTTAAGTTGGAATCTTCTACATCATTACAATCAATCATTCGCAATCTTACTGGAGGCAATACAACTAATATCTTCAATCAGTTCAATCAACAGAATAATCTCAATGCTGAGAATACTATTTCGATAGAGGAAGCAAGAACTATCGTATTAGAATCTCAAAAGGTACTTACTAAAACTGAAGAAGCAAAACTCTTAGAGGACAAATACGATATCAATTCATTGCCCGAAGTAGTTGCAACTAAGCAAGAGGGAGTAGATACGTCCAAGGAGGGCCTTAATCTTAATAAGAAAGAACTCAATCAAATTACAGATAACTATAAGGCTGCTATGGAAATATCCTCTAAAGAACACCATGAATTGCGTAGGGAGATTGAAATGAGGATTGATACCGATTCTTATGACCCAGAGATGGATAGGTACTTAGAGGATGATGAAATACTAGAAGCAGAAGAAGATACATCCCTTGCTGCATCATTCCTAAACAAAAGAAAATAACTTAGAGGCTACCTATTAATGGTGGCCTCAGTTGTGTATATACGGATTTGCATATTAAATTTAAAAGTATTATATTTGCATATCAATTTTAAAAATAGACAAATATATGGAAACATTAGACCCCGAATGTAAAAAGACCAAGATTAAGAACATCAATCAAGGTACTTACTTTAAACTTAAACCCACTACTACTGCACCAGTATGGGTAAGAGGAGAATATGAACGCTCATTAGGCAAATATTCTTGCTTTAAATTCGATGATACCAACCATGAGAAATTCATGAAAGGTTCTCAGGACGTATATATTAACTTTACATTTTAACACATGTTCAACTTATTCAGAAAGAAAAAGAAAATCAGAGTAATCAAAAGCCGCAGACTTATTACTCTACAAAAGTTAGAAGGTATGGAAGATACCTTTAACATTGCCATGCACTTTGAGTTAGAAGATTTTCATTCAAGAGTTCAAACGATACTCAATGAACTTCATATATATGATGACCGGGTATATGTTAATGCGTACAAAGAATACCAAGACCATTACAAGGTATATGATAGAGTACCAGACTTATTGCTCTATAAAATACCAGTATTATTTGCTAATTCATACCCGGGAATTGAGGCACAGACAGATAAAGACTTTGCTTACCAATTCTACATTCCAGATATGTCTTACTATGAGGCTCTACCAAAAGAGTTTAGATTGAATGAGGAGATTGAGGATAATTTTAAATCTATGTATTCAAAGGTATACCCATATTTACCAGATAGTAAGGTATCAGTAAATGAATACGTAGATATTATCCGGTTTAATTATTGCAAGAACTGGGATGTACTTTGGAATAATCCTCAATCAATCGGAAACTACTTTGATGAATGTATGGATATCATTATGTCATTTGCAGATGAAGATTGCTTGGTAGTAGTAAGTAATATCCTTGAAAGATGTGCTGAAGAACTCAAAGAGAAATTACGAACCCTTAAAAATAACAAAGATGAACAAGTTTAGATTCAAGGTATCTACCATGTTAGAACAGGTAGAGGACGATTACATTAAATTCGTGGGAGATAACTATGGTGTAAACCGGGATGAGTTCCTTAAAGACTTCAAGGCTAAACTTAATCTTGAAAGTCATCATGTATCTACAGTACATGCAGAATTACTTGAATACGAACCAAATCGTATCATCATTCAGACCTCTAAGTATAATACCCTATCAAAGGAATACAAAGACCATTACCTTTGGGTATTTACTAATAAGGGAGACAGAAAGTACGATTGGGACTTAAACAGATTCCGGGCTCTACCTCAGTAATTATTAAATAGTTTATTAATTCTTTTGCAGATATAAATATATTTCTTATATTTGTAATGAATTAATAAACTATTAAAATTTTATAACCATGCAAACCAAGTATTACTTAACCTTCGAACAAGTTGGAATCATTAGACGTATTCCACTTAAGGAACAGGACCCCGATATGCAGGGAATCCTAGATGCTTTCACCCAGGCTTTCAGAATTGCCAATGAACTGGACGATGACGATACAGTTAATACGGTAGACCTAATCAATGCTCTTAATCATATCGATGACATTTACATTGATACAGTAGAGATTTACGAAGACGGATTCGAAATGATTGAACAAGCCATACCTTTGGGAGATGCTAGCAAATGCGTAAGTAATCTCTTACAGATTGTTCAATACAATGATGCCTTTGATTTAGCTGCCAATAATCTTGCCCTTGAAATAAAGAACAGCGTGAGATTCCATTGGAGACAACTTAACCCAGGTTCTTCAACTCCTGAGCCTGAGTTCATAAATCAATTCTACAAAGAAGTCATTAACCGTTTAAAAACAAAAATATAATGCTAAAAATCGTATTTACCTCAGAAGACAATGAAAACTCTATGTTCGGCATAGAGGAATTTCCTATCTCAGCAGAACATGCCTCACAATTAATGAGAGGCGATATGTGCATAGAAAGATTCCTGGATGATAACTTAAATGCTCCAGATGATATCTCTCGACTCAAAGGCCTATTACTTGAGGGTAATACAATTGACCATGTTACAGTGGCCATCAAATTTGAATCAGATGCTGATATCAAAGAGGCAATTCAAAAACATTTAGCCAATGATATATGGGAATCCATATATGATACATTGGTCAGTTCCAAGGATTCAATAACCCCGGAGACAATAGAAATGCTTCATTCAAACATCGATGCTTTCTATAAACAAGAAGTTACCCGGGAAGTAAAACCTTTCAAAAAGAAGAAACCTTATCCTCGAGATTAATAACCAAACAATGAATCAAAGGCAGTCTAACCAACTGCCTTTTCTTGTGTGCAAAACCTCAGCTATTTAAAAATAATTGCATGAATAAAGTAATATTTAAAATAAAATGCTTATATTTGTAGTGTAATAATTAAAACAATAAAAATATGAAAACAACAACATCTAAATCCTCTATCCAGAACTTGGACGAGGTACTTAAAAGATTCCTTGCTAACAAAAACACTTTCTCTCTTACAGATGAGGAAAACGAGAACCTAAAGGATATCTTATTTGAACTGCTCAGTAAGATATACGATAACTATCAATTGGCCTGCATTGATATCAATCAAATCTGGGCATACGAAACCTGCTATTATACTTTCACATTTGAAAGCCTAATTACAGTAGATAGACAAAGAGAAAATATCATTGCCGATGGCTGCATTAAATTTATGCAAAGCTTTACCGATGGTGATGCTATATTTATCTCGTTCACCAAGCTGGATAAGAACAATTGGATTTATCAACTTAATTTCAGAATATCATGAACGAAGAAGAATTAAAATCTCTGGCCTTACAATTACACAGGGCACAGATACAAGAATATCCCTGGGTCTCAGCAGACCCAGAGGATGCTGAATCCTATATTAGGACTTACGGAGATACTAACGTACACTTGTACTACGATTATTTACTTGCTAACAACATAGGAGAAGTAGAAGAATGAAAATTAGAGCTATTTTAGAAACAGAAACCATGGACCCTGACTTCAAGGAACCATTTTTAAACGGAATGCCCTTTGACATTACCGAGTCAACATTTGATAGAATCGTACGCTATGCTTCTGGATGTACCGATGTTCAACAACCAGATGTAATTGCTATGGTTATTCAACACTCTTTGGATAACCGTAAAGAGTTATCAGAATTACTTGACAGATGTAATCATACTACACAAATGAGAGTACTTATACCAGTACCAATCTCTTCAATTACCTTTATCAATCAGTACCAAAATACTCTTAAAAAGGCATTAAAGGAGAGAATCAAAGGAACACTGGATGGCCTATCAAAAGAACAACGTGCAGAACTCCTTAATGAGGTACTTAATGAAACTTTAAATGAGGGTTCCCTTAACGACGATTAACCAGTTGTTTTCATATCTATCCCAGAGGCAGGACTCTAACCTAACTAAGAGCCTGCCTCTACCTCAGTTATATTTGCATATATTATTTATTATTCTTATCTTTGTAATGAGAAATAAAAATATATTTATTCATTTTAAAATAGACAACAACATGGTAAACCTTTACAAACTCACCAACCTACTGGAAGCTGGGATGACAATATTCCAACTCAATCAATGGAAAAACGAAGGTATCTGGTATCCAATTACCCAGTACAAAAAACAATCTAACGAAATCGAGGTAGTCACTAACCTATTCGTACCCATTAATATGGAAAACGAACGGTACCACATTCAACTATCTGCTAATTATGATGCCAACGAGATGGACGAATGGAAACAATTCCTGGAGGATAACCAATGGAAGTTATACCCATTACTCAGAAATATACTTAATGTATTCTTACCGCCACATGAGCCCGGATATCGTATTCTATATACATTATATCCTGCAGGATTCATTTCAGTAATTGCCGAACCATTAAAATCAGAGGAGGACTAACTATGGTACCATCAAAAACTTATCTTAAATTCAAAAAGACTCGTTCACAGGAAGACCTTGATACTCTCAACAAATATCTCAAACGCTTAAGCGAGATATCCAGTAAACTAAATGACGATGCCATCGAACTCTCTAACGAAGAGGAGAGTAAACTATATGATGAAGATGAAGACCTAACAGACAAAGTCTTACGGCTACTATTCGGGGATACATTCTTTATCTTCATCAGCGAATATAACCTTGACGGGTACGATTCCTGGGAGGATACAGTCGAAGACCTAATCGAGGACTTATGTACACATCAGGAAACCATTGAGGACTTAGGTAAACATTAAAACCAATGAAGCCCAATATAATTCTTATACCTTATACTAATCATGGGAGGGAACATCTTAATTATGGGTGCATCCTCCCATCCTACTAGTGAAGAACCTTTAACTTATGAGAATACTCATTGCTTAATATTAATGATATGCTAGAACAGTCTAAATTCTTAGTCTCCTTTGATTGCCAAAACGAAAAGTTCTGCGAGGAATTAATAATCACCTACAGAACTGAAGAACTAAGGCCATATCTAATATTCCCAAGGGTAAAACTAAACCCAAACCATCTCCATGTATATCATACCAAAAGGATAATCTCCGAATTAATAGGTATGCCATATTCATCCATCGAAATAGTTGACCTAATAAGGCTTCAGTAGGTAATCGAGGTTATTGCATATATTATTTATTATTCTTATATTTGCATATCGAAATAAAAATAGTATTAATCACTAAAATTTTAAAATTATGACAACATTAAAATCTACCTCAATCCTTGCCTCAATCATTGCACAAAACCCTTATCACATTATCTCTATCCAAGGCCAAATGCCTATGTCACATGCCCAAAATACATATGACTTCGAAATTGCCGAGGATGACCCAAACTACGAGGAAATATCCGATAACTCACTCGAAATGCTCTGGGTATATACATATGCCGATAAGGAATCCCTGGAACTCGACCTAATGGAAATCCTCAATCAAATGGACTTGCTCAAAGGCTGCGATGACCAATACTTCGATTATAACGTAGACGAACTGGACATGGTACTCTACGGTGCAACTCTTATCCCTGAACAAGAGAGATACAAACCACTTATCCTTCAAAAATTACAGGATTACCAAGATAACTTCAACGAGGAAGAACATGCCGAAATCATTGATTACTACATTAACTTGCTCGAAGAACCAGAAACTCTATACGACGGTGCTGCCCAAACCATTAACCTTTTAAAATCCCTTATCAAATGAGAACCAAACTAACCATATTATCAATCATTGCCATGGCTCTAGTAGTCATGGCGTTTCCAACTAATAAATTCCAACCCAAAACAGTATGGGAACATTACTGCAAATATACATTGCACATACATCCATCACAGGCAACCGAGGACCAATATGATTACTTCCTTGATTGCTGGTCAGGAGATGACGAATATACATATCTCTATGACTACTACGAGAACAAATATCCAGAGTATAATCACCAACTAAAACATTACGGAAAATGAAACTAAAAATCACATCCTTAATAATCGTAGAAGGTAACCAAGTAGAAAACATTTACCATTCATTAGAGGATAACCAAGACAAGGCCTACCAAGAACTTATAGACCAAGTAAATGCTACCTATGGCGACGAAGGAGTACTACAATTCAAAACCCTAAAGGGTATCAAGAACTATTTCGAACATGTAACCATAGAAACCCAAGAGCTTACATCAATCGGATTCAAAACAGCCCTACTAAACAGAGAAACCAAATGAAAAAGAATCAATTGCTTATAGATAACCTTAGGACACATATCCTTCAAAGCCTAGAGAATCTAGAAGAACTCCTAGAACAAGAAGACATAAACCTAAGGACATTACGAATAAAGGAACTAGAAATATCCTTTACCGTAACCAGGAGAACCAAATCCGAATACCTGAAATCCTTAGACTTCTGGTACAACCCACTAACTAACTACAAAGAATACCAAATACCCCTACAGAAATGAAAAAGAAATCCAAGAACCAAGTATACATACCTCACCAGGATAAATGGAATGAACACTTTCCTACTCCAGGTAAACCAAACCCCAATTACTACACAGACTCAGGTGCAACCTTCAACAAGCACCTACGTACCCAAAACAAATTAAAACAGAAAAGGAAATGAAAACCCTACTACTAATCCCAGTAATCCTATATACCTGGTTATCATTAACCCACAGGGATAAGATATACCATCAAATACCAAACCCCACCAACAAACAAAAATACATATACTTAATCCTACAAGGCCTACAGATAATCCTATTAGAAACTGTAATCCTAAGATACACCTAACCCTACCAAACAAAAACAAATATCAAATAAAATACTAAAGCCCAGTATAAAACAAAATCATACTGGGCCTAACTATGTTACATAATACACATACCTAAGATACAAATCCTAATATCACCAATCATATAATACTAATCAATATAACATATTGAAGGCCTTCCGGGGGTGTTGGGATTAAGGCAAACTTCTAGGCCTAGCCCCCCTATCACTATACAACACCACTACTCTATAGCTATCTAACACATATGTCTCATAGCCTTTGGTCATTATAACCCATTGCCTAAAAGGCCCACAACTAAGGCCCATTTGGGTACCTAAATCCCCTTAATCCTAGACCCCTAATGGCCCTTTATATTAGTATATATTATATAGATATTGGTTAGGATTAGGCAATAGGATTTGGGGATTAGGCATTAAAATATACCATTCATGGCCATCAAATTTATTGGGATTATATTAAAAATGTAGGCTATTAGGGGTACCTAAAACTAGTAAGTATGTTATTAATGGCCCTTATATTTAGTTAGAAAGAAACTAATAATGGCTAGAAGAGATATGGATTATGTAACTCTTTGATTATTAATAAGTTATAGAGCTATAAGACATTATCCATTAAGGGCCTCAGTAGGATTTGCATAAATAAATAAAAAGCATTATATTTGCACTATAAACAATTAAAAATATATAGATATGAAAACAATTCAATTTAATGCAAACCAAATCCTCAACCGTAATCACCAACCTATTACCCATAATGGGGTAATCATTATGGCTTCTAACATGGTAATTATTTCTACTGGCCATGACGATTCCATTATCTCAGACCCAGAAAGATACCAAGAATATATCATTCCTATCCTAGAAGCCATTCAAAAGACTTCTATTAAGGTATACCGGTTATATCTTGCTTCGATTACTTCTACCGTTACCGATTATAAAGGCACTCATACCTGGGTCTTCACTACAGGCACTACCTATTCCGATGCCGATATCGAATATATCCAGGCTGCCCTATACAATGTATTCTGCGAGAACAATGACCAATGCGAACCAATCGTAAACTACGTTAACAATACATTTATCATTACCGACATTTATTCATGCTAAAAACCCTACAACTATGGCAACAACTAAAAACAACTGGAGTACAGACCGTATCTCTAACGTAATAATCTCAAACCTTATTACCTATGACCAAGAGTATCCTTGGCACTTACTTATCATTTACTCATCCTTAGAGCAATTCGAGCAAATCCTACCTAAGCTTATTACCTCTCAAAACAAGGTAATTAACATAATCATCATGCAGGATGATTGCTCAATCGAGTTTAATACCGATACTATAGACCAAGAGCCTAACCTAACATTCGTTACCGATGACATTACTTTCAGGGTATACCTTTAACTATCGCTAACTATGTTACACCCTATAAGCCCAGCCTATCTTAGGTACTGAGCTTTTCTTATGTAACCTAACTCTAGGCCATCATGGGACTTGCTAAGGCTTACCATAGGCCTAACTATAGACTCATAGGCCTTAGTTCTTTAGGACTCCATACATGGCCCATGGCATTGGTATAAAAGCCTGCTAGTCACCTAATGGCCTTTATGTATGATAATATACAGATAATATCTACCGGACTGTATGGGGCCTTCTTTTTTCTAAAGTGGTCCTATACCAACCCCTTCCCTATATCCATCAATATACCCATATTACCTACCCCACAACCATGCCCCCAATTCAAACCCCTAAAACCTACTTGCAAATTTTTCATGCAAAATTATTAAAAATAATTCTTTAATAATTTCTCGAAAAATTTTCTATAAATGTTTTGTAGATTCAAAGATATTTCTTATCTTTGTAGTGTTGAAAAAGCAAAGAGATATTTAAAATTTTGATTAACTATTTTTAAAGAAAAATTTCTCTAAAAATTTTGCTAATTAAAAATTAAGTTGTATCTTTGTAATACAGAAAGAGAAATAAAAACTACTTTTGTATTGATAGTATTTTATTGTTTGACATTTTGAAACAACATATCTAATAAAAGATATATTTGTTTGTAGTGAGAATTAATTATTCCTTTTCTCTTTTCTTATTGTCTTATTTGTTATGAGAAAAGGATATAATAATATAAACTTAAACAAATAAGCATTTATTTTTATGGAAACAAAAAATGTAGTTTTAGTTGAGAATGAAAAAGAAGTTGCTAACAACAAAGTAAACAAAGTTAGTGCAAATAAAGCAAAAGCGCAAGCAAAAGCAAATAGCACTATTAAATTATCAGTTGATAGTATTTTTAAAAGTCTTAATGAAAAAACTAACGGACTTTTAAAAACTTCTTTAGGGAAAAAAACAGAAATTTATGTTGAATCTCTGTTTGCAGAATTGAACGAAAAGCAAAAGAAAGCATATCGAAAGAAATTAAGAAATACAACTTTTTCTTTGCTTGATTCGATTTGCAAAGCAAAAGAAGAAAAGAAACAAAATGAATTAAAAATACTTGTTTCAGCGTTTACAGACTTTTATAAGCAAGTTTATAAAATTCATGATTTTTCTTTTTCTTCGATTGCAAGCGAAAATACAAAAGATACAAAGAAAGAAGTTCTAACAAAAGGTTTACAGATTGTTAAGAATTTCAAATAACTAACTTAAAAGGGAAAGATTAATCTTTCCCTTTTCTAAAATAATAAGATATGAAAAAGAACAATAAAGATTTTTATTACATTTTAAAAAAATGTTTAAATCATACTATTTCTAAGAGCGACGGACAAATAAATATTTCTATATTAGATATGCAAAGTGAATCTTTGCAAGACATCGAAGAAACAGAAAAACGTTTAAATGAAACGTTTGAAACATTAGATAAAATGCTTTTGCAAGACGGACACAAAAAAATAATTGAATCAGATTATTATAATATCTATTCAAGAAAAGACGATAGTAGCGAATTATTTGTTTTGCAAAACAAAGATACATGTGTTACTTTGATTGAATTAATTTAAAATTGAAAGGGACAAATAAAAATGTTTGTCCCTTACTTTTTATTTTTGAATGTTAAATTTAACGTAACCGTTCGGCCCATTTAGTACCAGGAAATTTTAGGCTTTCGTGATAAAGGCATACCAAGACACCACAACCACACATGCACACACAAAGAAGCCAGAGACCTAACATCCCTGGCATTCATCCTATAAAAGGATATCTAATATCCCCTTAATCCTATCCTTCCCTAAGACCCTTCTACCATTTCTTATCTCATAGAAGAAAATATAATACATCTCAAGTTCTTCCATCCAAATCCTATCTCCTCCCTCTAATAATGGTTCTATTCTCATCATATCCTCAGGATTAATCCATAACCGATACCAAACCCTATTACCTTCAGAACACCTTAGGATTCTCTTATTGCCATCATCCTTTATTACAGTTACCGTTACCATATTGCCTAAACATTTCTTGGTTCATCCTAAATCCAGGCCTGGATATAATCATCCTCTGGATATCATGTATCTTCATAGCTATCTCATTTGCCTCCATCGGATGATTGATAGGTAATGCCAAAAACCTATTCCAAATCTCTTCGGTAAGCATAAGGATTTCCTCTTCCTCTTTGGTAAGCTTTGCTAAATCTTCCATCATGGGTATATTTTAGGTTCTTCAAATGTAATAGGAGGGAGCTTTGGTTCTCCCTCCCTTTTAATTCTCTCTAAGTCCTCAAGGGCACACTCTAGTATTTTAATACGTTCAGCATTATATTCTTTATTAGATACCGGGAACCAGAACGCTGTTCCTAAAAGTCTTAAAAGATATTCGTAGTTCTTAAGCTTTTCTAATGGTACCTTAAACCATACCCTCCCATTTATATCTAGGACTTCTTCCTTCAGATGTTGGATTAAAGGAGTAGAATATCCGAAGTATACATAGGTAAGGTTAAACCTTTGAGGAGTGAACCATGGTTTAATTATCTGCCTCCATAGGAATACCCGATCTGGGAGGTCATATTGGTCATATTGTTTATAAATATTTCTACTTACCTCTATCAGGTCAGCACATAATCCTCTCGGAGAATCCTGTATATGAATCCTTCCATATAGGACTGTCTCAAAGGTATTCTTTACCATTTGGTAATAATCTCCTACCAATCCCTCAATTACCCTATTCTCTAAGGAGTTATAATCGATTGCAGTGAACGTAGGCTCTTCCATCTTTCTCAAATTTTCTTTCAAACCATTGGCAGGTAATACACTTTGGGCTTCCTACCATTATCTGCACTTCCCCCTTAATTACTGGGCATGGGTTGGTAAGCTTCTTTTGCCTACCTACCTTCTTCATTGTTATTTCTCTGTTCATAGTTCTTAAAGTATGTGATTAGTAAATATATCGGAAATAGAGGCATGATTAACCAGACTGTTAGGAAAAAGAACCCCACCCTTTTCATTGGGTGGGCTGAGGTAATTATTCTGGTAATAAAACATGCAGGTATATAGCATACGGCATATATGATACCTAAGATTATCCAAGTTGTCATTGCTCAAAGTATTTTGTTACGATTTTGGATATCTTCTTATCTAACTCTACGATTAGTTCACTGAACTCTTTGTCCTTCATATCTTTTATCTTGGCTTCGATAAATTCCAGGTTTCTCTTAATTGAGAAATAAGCTTTGAAGGCTTGGTAATCCAATTCTGATTTATCCGATAGAGGTAATACCATTGAGGATTTACCATCTAACCTTGTGTAATATCCATCTGGTCCGATAGTTCTTGATACTTTTACTTTATTGCTCAGTACTGCAAATCCACCTTTCTTATCGATAGATTCTACGATTACTTTCTCCATTAAGGTTTTGCCATCAGAGAAAATGACTTCTTCACCCTCCTTTAGCTTTTTGGTTTCTTTGTTCTTTTTCATATCTTTATTATTAAAATTGTTTATGCAAATATACAAAATTATTCTGATTTAATGCAATTATCAATAAGAATTTTTAAATCTGCTGCGGTAAAGGATTTCCGATTAAGTAAGTCATCTAGTTGTTCTGGAGTTAGGATTATACCATTTGGAGTAAAAAGTTCTCTTAAGTGTGCCGGAATTATTCCCTGGAATCCCCAATTATTATACGAACCAATATACACTTTATCATTTACCATTGCAGCAATATATTTCTTGGTTGAACCTAATGACTCTCTTCTAAAGGTAGCGACTTCTAACCAAATCTTATTTAAGTGAATGGCATAATGCTGAAAATAGGGAGTAACCAAGGGAATCATTTCGTAATTAGAATCCTCTATCAGAGTTTTATCCGATTCAATAATTCTATGCCAAAAAGCACATTGAAAACAAAGTTGTTTTTCCTTCATTAACTGAGGTACTGTTTTGGCTAAATCGTAATCATCCAAATCTAATGGTGAATTACATAAGTGACATGTGAGTTTCTCTTCCATATTATTATAAATTTTTATATAAGATAATAGAACTCCTAACTATCATCCAGATAAGGTATACGCAATACTTTCTTTTCTTTAATGAACTTTAAAATATAACGTTATGGATAAGTTAACTAATGAAATGATTGTGGCTTTAGCCAATGATTTAGGACTAGAGCCAGCTCTTCTCAAAGCCGTACAACTGGTTGAAGCAGCAGGTAGAGATGGATTTTTAGTAGATGGTAGACCTCAAATCTTGTTTGAAGGTCACATTATGTACAAAGAAATCAAAAACAAGTTCGGTTTAGACAAGTCGGTAGCCGCTCAAAAGAGTTATCCTACCATTTGTTTCCCAAAATGGGATAAATCGAAGTACTTGGGAGGAGCAAATGAGTACAAAAGACTCGAAATTGCCAAGAAAATTGACGAAGAATGTGCTTTGAAGTCAGCTTCTTGGGGAATGTTTCAGATTATGGGCTTCAATCACAGCTATTGTGGCTGTAAAGACGTCTTTGAATTCGTGAAAAAGATGCAAGAATCTCATGCAAGTCAGCTAAAACTCATGTATTACTACATGAATAACACTAGTTGCTTAAAAAATCTGAAGGAACACGACTGGGCAGGCTTTGCTCGGAAGTATAATGGTCCTGGTTATGCTGAAAATGCCTATGACCAGAAGTTAAAAAACGCTTACGAAAACTTTAAAAATAAGATATAATGAGGGTAATTTACAACAAATTCATCCCATTTAAGGGATACAAGGCAATGAACCTATTCGGAATTGTCTTTGTGAGAAAAGGTGCTAAGTTTGATACCTATGATTACAACCATGAGCACATTCATCTCAAGCAAATGCAAGAGATGTTGTGGATATTTTACTACTTATGGTATGCAATCGAGTACTTAATCATCATGTTCTTTGCTAAGTGGAACAAACAAAGCGAAAGATACCATGATGTAAGCTTCGAGGAAGAAGCCCATAACAATGACCACGACTTGGAATACATCCGAACTCGTAAACATTATTCCTGGGTTAAGTATGTAAAACTTAGAAGCTACAAGAAATGAATGTATTGGGAGTATGTGCAGGGCAAGGTGCCCTGCTATTCCCTTTCAGGAAACATCTGATTGGGAATATAGAAGTAAGAGGAGTATTCCATACTCCAGGTGAAGAGCAATGGAAAGCTAATTTTGGTGATATACCTTTCTATAAAGGCTTTTGTTTACAAGAATTTGATGAGAAAGTGGATATTATTATATCTTCTCCAGACTGTGGAGCATCGTCCATTATGAGGCTTTCAAAGGTAAAGGAATTGGGTAACCCCAAGGATAATAGAAGTTTAAATCTAGTAACTGCTGCAATATTAGAGTATAAGCCTAAGATTTTTCTTATTGAAAATCTCCCTCGTTTGCTATCTTTACTTCCTTGTGAATTCTTTGAGGAAACCTTTAAGGACTATAAACTTATTTTTCATGAAAGGTCCGTTTCTGAATATGGGAACTCCCAAGTATCAAGGAAACGTTTAATCATCATTGGAGTGCATAAGAAAACCGGTAAGAAATACTTGAATGCTTTTAATGAAGTATTTCAAGTAAAAACCCCAAAACTTACTAGAGACTTGCTCTTTGTATCTCCTTACGGGAGTAATTATAACATTCCGATAGAAAAGACCCTTGCAATGTATGACTATCGAAAGCTTCCGGAAAAGAAGAATCTGACTGTTGAGAAGATTCAAGTATTATGGAATAGTGCTTTCAAGCAGGAGAAGAAATGGCCCATTAAAACTGCTAAGATGAGTACTCTCCCGGGAGTGTATCGATTGGAGTTAGATAAACCACCTCTAACTTTAAGACCTGCAGATAGGCAATTTAGACCTGATGGATACCCTCTTGGGATTAACGATTTCAAGGCAATCATGGGATTTCCTAAACAGTTTAAGATTTACATTGACCAAGAGAATTACCTTTACTGGTTAAACAAAGCAAGGTATACCATTGCCAAAGGTTCGGTATATGAAGTTGGGATTTGGTTTAGGCGATGTATCAAAAGGGTCTAGGTACACTTCAATGTTAATATATACTAAAGTATATATTAGTCCAAACCGCCCTTTGAAAAATATAGATATATAATATACTACGTATATATATCTATATTTTTATATGCGTATATAGCTATTGTTTGTAGTAGATATTGGATATATGTTTTAGGATATAGGAAATTTATCTCACTACGTTCGATAAAAGGTAATCGCTTTGCGATTACCGATAGTTAGTAATAATTTAATTTTTTTTTCGCGATGATGAAAACAGATAAAAACAAGTGGAAGAACTTTGTGTTCCTTTTGCTACTAGGATTTACTATTTACCTTTGCTTCAGGAATTACAAACTGAATTCATATATCAGACAACTTCCTGATTCATCGGTCATTGGCATTCCTGATACAATCAAACTGAAAGAGAACTTCAAGCCCCAATCACCATATACACAATTGGTTCAGCCCCAGAGAATTCTTCTCTACGACTTCTATCGAAACAGTAGCAATTCGACTAAACCCCAAGCTTCTGATTCAACAGCGGTTACTTCGAATAGAATTAGTAGGGAAGATTCTCTGGTCCAATTTACCTTGGATAAAAATCAATTGAATCTAAGTTTATTCAACAAGGAAACAAACTCATATTCAACGAGAATGTTTAACATGGACTTAGATAAGTATAAGTACAATTGGTATGAAGGTCAATTAACTCAAAAAAGAATTAGAAAACTAACTCTAAGTCCATACGTTTATGGTAAATATAGGGTCTTTAATCAAATGTTAGACATAGGGACAGGCCTTTCAATCAAGACTACTAATTTCAATTATAAACTCGGTATAAATGCTTTTCATTATCCGAAGTTCTTTTCGGGAATAAAAGCTGACTTAGAGTTTTCAGTAACATATAACTTTTGATTATGGCAAAGAAGATTAACATAGAAACTAACACATCTGCTCTCACAAGGGAAGAACTAGCAACACTTGCTAAAGTTAGTAATGATGTTTTTTACTTTAGCCTTTTCACTTATGTGATACACCCTATGAGGGGAAAGGTAAGATTCGAACTTTACCCGTATCAAAAATCGGTTCTGTATAACTTCGTAAAAGAACGTTTCAATATTCTGCTTAAGTTCAGACAGGCAGGTATTACGGAGCTTATTTCTATGTACTGCCTATGGTTGGCAATGTATCATCCTAACAAGAAGATTAACATTATCTCAATCAAGGACACAACAGCAAAGAAGGTACTTAAGAAGATTAAGTTCATGTACAAAAACCTACCATGGTATTTACAGACACCGATTATTAATGGACGTTCTGGAGAATATGGTTCTGCATCAATGATAGAGTTTGATAATGGCTCATTCATAGAATCTATCCCAACGTCTTCTGAAGCAGGTCGTTCAGAATCTCTATCTTTATTGGTAATTGATGAAGCAGCAGTAGTTAGATGGGCAGCCCAAATCTGGGCAGCCGCTTTCCCTACTCTTTCCACTGGTGGAGCTGCTATCATCAATTCCACTCCTTATGGAGTTGGTAACTTTTACCATTCTACTTGGGTTGATGCTATTGCAGGTGGGAATCCATTTAACCCACTCAGATTGTATTGGCAAATGCACCCAGAACGAGACATTAATTGGTACAATGAAATGTCTTCTGCTTTGGGAACCAAAAGAACTGCACAAGAAATTGATGGTGACTTCTTATCATCTGGAAATACGGTCTTCGATTTAGCTGATATCAAAGCTATCGAAGACTGTCTTAGTGATTATCCGGTTATTAAGAAAAGATTTAATGGTCAATATCGGCAATTCTTGGAACCAACCCCAGATAAGGAATACTTCATTGGTGCCGATGTTTCAACTGGTAGGTCTTCTGACTACTCTGCATTTACATGCATGGATAAACAAGGAGAAGAACAGGCAGTATTCAAAGGTAGACTTTCAGTAGATAAGTATGCAAGGTTACTTGGAGATACGGGGCATTTGTTTAACTTTGCTACCATTGCTCCAGAATCCAATGATGTTGGATTGGCAGTAACTTCTGCTCTTCAAACTGAAGGCTATCCTAAACTGTATTACTATCAGAAAATGCTTAAAAAGAAAGGTAAATCTAGACCTGAGGTAGATAAATCTCCAGGATGGTTAACTACACAAAAGAACCGTTCTGTTATTGTAGAGGGACTTGAACAGGATATTCGAGAAGATAATATTACTGTTAAAGACCCTTTCTTTGTTCAAGAAGCATATACCTTCATATATGATGGTTTAGGTAGGCCAGTTGCAATGGGTAAGCATAGAGCTAATAACTCTACAGTAGATGTAGACCTAGAAGGAGATGTATATGCAGATGACTCTATATTCGGTAAAGCAATCTGTAATCACATAAGAAAAGGAAAAACTAACGTAATAATACAACCGAAATGAAAAAGCTCAATTTTAATTGGAGTTGGGGTAGAAAGAAAGACCCACCTCCTGAATCAAACAAGGAGCCAAGCAAGCCAAAAGCTGCTGCTATATCTCCTGGTAGAGTATCAGTGGATGAAGATAACTCTTTACTCAGTACTCTGAAAGGGATGACCGTAATGGTAGACCCTTCTTTTCGTGTTGAAGTAATCCCTTTGATTCGTGATTTATATAAGGTAAATCCGGATATGGGCATTGCTTTGCAGGATATGTTTAAGTTGGCAAATACTGGTCATACTGTAACATTCCCAAACAACTCAGATGCTGAAGCAGATAAGATGAGAAAACATCTTACTGAAGCTACTAAGAAATGGTCTAGGTATACTGCTGGTATAGATGGTCTAGTTAATAAGATGATTGTACAATGCCTTGTTAGTGGAGCTATCTCTGTTGAAGGAGTTCCCAATGATATGCTGGATGGTTTGGACACAGTCTTATTCCTTAGACCCGAGAACATTGTTTTCAAAAGAGAGAACAATGGAGTATATTCTCCTTACCAGAGGAATAAGAATTACTTTGTCAAGCACCAAGATTATATCAAACTAAATCCAGAAACTTATGTGTATGCTGGTATGTTTAATGATACTGATGAACCTTATGGGATTCCTCCTTTTATGGCAGCATTGGATTCATTAAAAGGCCAACATGATATGAAGGTTAACTTCAAACACATAATGGAAATGGTTGGTATGGTAGGATTCTTGGAAGCTAAGATGACTAAACCAGACCAGAATCCTAATGAAAGCTTACAAGCTTATCAATCCCGTCTTGAACGTACCCTAAGAGATTTGAAAAGAAATCTTCGTAATGGTATGAAAGACGGTATAGTAACTGGTTACATTGATGACCATGAGTTTAAACTCAATTCAACTACCAAGGAACTTGGTAATATTGAGAAACCCTGGAATATGAATCAGCAATCAGTTGCAAATGGTTTGGGAGTTAATGGAAACCTTATTGGAGTTAGTTCAACAACAGGAGAAGGAGCAACGGGTATAATGCTGTCTAAGTTAATCAGCCAGTTAAAAAATATCCAAATGCTTGTAACTTATGTATTAGATTTCCTTTATTCTCTAGAACTGCGTCTGGCAGGCTTTGATAATAAAGGAATAAAGATATCATGGGGAACTTCAACTATCTCTGATGAAGTTAAAGTTCAACAGGGTCTTCAGTATAAAATCCAAAACCTGGATTTATTATATAAGGCTGGTATCATTAGCCAAGACCAATATGCTTGGGCAATGGGTTATGATTCCCCTGATGAAGACGAACCAAGAGTTTCACTTGAGGACCAATTTGCTAAGGGTAATTCAGACCCTCAAGAGGGAACCAAGAAGAAGCAAAGGCAGGATGATAAAAACCAATCTGCTCGTAGGTCAAGAGATAAAACTAATCCGGCTCCATCTCGTGGAGACCAAAATACAAAAGCAAGATGAGTAAATTTACTAAGAAAAACAAAGAGCATCTTGATTCAATGGTGATTGGCCAGGGTCATACCATTATGGCTGGGTATATCCCAGAAGCAGTTGGAGCCCAGGCTTTCTCAGAGAATTATTACAAATGGAAGACTCCGACACCGGATACCATTGCTCAATTTGGATTTTGGGGAGGAGATATAGATTATAATACCTATTATCCAAACCTTGACAAATCAGAACTTACTCCAAAGGATGAAGAGTTCATCGAGCCAATGTTCAGATTACTTTCTGAAACGATTGTATCTAAGAACTGGAATCCTACTGACTTTAGTCAGAATGGAGTACTCAAGGCTTCTATGAGAATGTTACTTGGACAAACTGTAAATTGCGACCATGAAACTAATATTGGTAATGCAATTGGAGCTGTATCTCAAGTAATGTGGCAGGAGTCTTATAAGGATGGAAGCTTTACTATACCTGCAGGTATCAATGGTATTCTGAAGATTGATGGTAAAGCTAATCCAAGAATTGCTAGAGGTATTCTTATGGAACCTCCTTCAATTCACAGTAATTCAGTAACAGTACAGTTTAAGTGGGATAAATCACACCCGGGAATGGAAGATGGTGAATTCTACCAAAAGCTTGGTACTTATGACTCTAAGGGTGAAATGGTTCGTAGAGTAGTTACTGAAGTAGTTCGTTATATGGAAACATCTCTGGTATCTCATGGAGCTGATTCATTTGCTCAAAAGATTGGTGAAGATGGTAAAATCATTAATCCAACTTTTGCAAAAAGAACCTGGTCTTCTTATGAGGAATATCGGGATGACAAGTCCAAACAGTACTTCTTTACTGACTACAAAACAGACTTCAACTCATTCCAAGAAAAGGACAATACTCCAGATTCTTTTAATGATAATGGTACCCAAGAAAATCATAATCCTAATAAAGAAAATATGAACAAAGAATTGCAAGAATTTTTAGAAAAGCTTTTCGGAGATAACATGTTATCTCTGGCAGAAGGCAAAGAAATGACTCAGGAAGAAGTTATTTCTTGTATTCAAAGCTTGGTATCATCCAAAAACAGTCTTCAGACAACGGTAGATAATCTTACTACAGAGAAATCTTCTCTTACAGAACAGATTACTAACCTGAATGCAGAAGTTGCAAACTTGAAGGAAATGGCAACTGTAGGAAGGAATCATATTGCTTCTCTCCGTGAAGATGCCGTTGCTACTTACAAGAAGTTGATGGGTGACAAAGCCGATGAAACTATTGTTACAATGTTAAATGCCGAAACTACTGGCATCGTTACTCTTATCTCCTTGACTAAGGATTATCAGAGTCGTCTGGAAGAAAAATTCCCAATGGTATGTGCAAGCTGTGGTTCTCACGATGTAAGCCGTGCTTCTTCTGTTGCAGAGAATGAAAATGAGGGTAAAACTGAAAAACCTGCAACTACTTCAAATGCAGAAGCCAAGTCTACTTCTGAAACCCTTGAAGACTTGTACAAGAAGAAATTCAAGTAATAATCGATAAATATCACTGTTATGACTAAAATCGTAAACAAAGACCAGCCAATGACGCTGTTTGGGGAAAAGACCCCGAGAGCGGTGATTTACAAAAGTGAATCACACAAATTGCACCAAGCTTTCTGTGTAAAAGATGGTGAAACAATTTTGCAAGGTATGCCGGTAGCTCTTGGAGAAGACGGTTTAATTGAACCTTACACTGAATCTACTCAGGTATATATCGGAGTGGCAGTAACCGACAATGTAAATCCTGCTTACCAGGCACAGAACAAATTCCCAGTAGAGGTAACTGTTGCTGTAGAAGGTTACATGATTTGTAACTGGGTATCTAATGCTGCTGACTTAAAAGCAGGATATGTAGTTCCCTCTGGTGACTTGCTGAACGACAGATTTGTAAAAGCAAATCAGTCAACAGATGCTACACCTTTCATTGCCATCATACCTGCAGATGAGGCAAACGAGGTAATTCAAGTACTTATTAAATAAGAGAAGAAGAAACATGGAAAAAGTTGATATTTCAAAATTGAAGAGAGAAGACTTCGCAAAAGAACTTCCTCAAATGGTACAGCAGTTGGATGCTTACCGTCAAGGTTCACAGAACAAAAAACCTGTGGACATCACATTAGGTGAACTTACCACTGGTAAATGGGGTATTACCCAAGATGAATTGTTCGAGAAGTTGGATATCAATCCGAAAATCGACACAATGGAAAACATCTTCACAATGCCTCAGCAAGATGTTCGTTGGATTGTTCCGGAAATCATTCGTTCTGCCATCACTCTTGGTATGCGCCAGGCTCCGTTCTATCCGGAGATTATTGCTTCTGACCAGTCAATCAGTGGTCTTAGCGCAATCATGCCGATGATTAACATGTCCGATGCTGCTCCTGCAAAGGTTAATGAAGCAGAAACTATCCCATTGGGAGATGTAAGCTTTGGACAGAAATCAGTAAGTCTCTTCAAAATTGGTAAGGGATTCAAACTTACTGATGAAGTTCGTAACTACGTATCTCTTGATGTATTGGCAATCTACCTTCGTGACTTCGGTGTTCAGCTCGGTTATGCAATGGATACTTTGGCAATGGATGTTGTTATCAACGGTAACAAACCTGATGGTTCAGAATCTGCTCCGGTTATCGGTGTATATGAAACTAGGAATGGTATCACCTACAAAGATTTGCTGCATATCTGGGTAAGAGCTGCTCGTATGGGACGTAACTTTACTACTATGATTGGTGGTGAAGACCAGGCAATAGAAATGCTGAACTTGCCGGAATTCAAAGAACGTCATTCTGGTACAACTGAAGCTACACTGAACGTGAAGTCTCCGGTACCTAAGAATGCTAACTTCTACATTCACCCGGGTACACCCGACCAAGGTTTGCTGTTGATTGATACAACTGCTGCTTTGATTAAGCTGACTGCAAAACAGTTGATGCTTGAATCAGAAAGAATCGTATCAAATCAGACTCAGGCAATTTATGCTACTCTGACTACAGGCTTCTCTAAGATGTATCAGGATGCTGCATTGATTCTGTCTGCAGAGAAGAAGTTCTCAGAATTCGGATTCCCTGAATTCATGAACATTGACCCGTATCTCTTGGTTAACCTTGAGTAATAATACACCCGGTTTATTTTACAAATAATTCCATTTCTTGATGGGGTAGGTTTTGCGAGGACCTACCCCTAATTTTAAACATCTAAAAACTTAGTAAAATTATGGATAAATATAAAGTAACTGTAGGTGCTAAAGCTTACAGCTTCCATGACCAATCTACAGGTATTACCATTTGTAGAGGAGAAGAAAAAGAATTGAGTGCTCGTCAATACAGAACCAAAAAGATTCAGATGGCTTTGAATTCAGGTCACCTTCGTTTGGTTCTTGATAAGAAAGCTACCGACAAATACTCCAATGAGGACATCGATAAGTTGGAAAAGAAACTGAATGCTCAGTTCGAAAAGGGTATGGAAATCAAAAAGATTGCCAAAGCCTATACTCTCGAAGAAGCAACCCTTATCGCTGCTCGTCACGAAATTGTTGCCGACAAAGGTGATACAGTTGAAACTCTGATTCAGGTTCTGTTGGAAGAGTTCGAAGAATCTAAAAAATAAGATACCATGGATAATCTAGACTTTGTAGCTATTGCGAATGGTCTGGAAGTTTCATTTAGAGTATTAACCAAAGTCCCAGCCAAGGCCATTTTTGACTGGGACTTTGGTGATGATAAGGGGTCCGTTTATGATGTTAAACAACCTACTTATACTTATGAAAAGTCCGGATTCTATACAGTAGCGTTGAACATAACGAACTCCGAAGGACTTAACTTAAATGCAACCAAAATCGTAATTGTAAATACTGAGTCCAAAACTACATTAACCGATAGTATATATAACCTAATTAATTATTACATTCCTTCAGAAATCTCAGATGGTATGTCATCAGAAGAGAAAGCAATGTACATAACTAAATGGCAGTTATATATCCAACCGCTAGTAAATCATATTATCCCACTGGATAAATATAATGATGAGTTAATGTATGAAGCTCTAGAAAACCAACTAATTATGGAATTGGCAGCATGGGATTATCTCAATGTTAAGCTTCTTAATTTATTAACAAGTACAGGAGAATACCTAAGTCAACTTACTTCAACCAAAGAACAAGTTGGTGATGGTTCTTCTAAACCGGAACAAGCTCGAGGTGATAGAATCAAACAAATCACAACTGGGCCTACTGAAGTGCAGTACTATGATACACTTGCCGATGCAACATCTTCCCTATGGAAAACATTCTCTCAAGCAATGCAACCTGGTGGTATCATAGACGAGTTAAGAAAAAACCTTTGTATGTTAGCTGGACGATTGGAAATCTACTTACCATTCTGTGACCAAGCAAGTCATGTAGTAGTTCCAAGAGTAGTAGACAGAAGAAGACCTGGATTAATAGATGGGCCAAACCCCAGCTCTCCAGTAAAACGTAATGGTAGAACCTTAATTAGAAAACGATGACCAAGACTCCTCATAGATTGGTTAAGAACCGGTCTTGGGATAGATACAAGAAGATTATAAATGATTTCTTGGATGTAGATGCTGGTAGGCAAACTATAACTTGGGCAAAGAATGTAAATCAACTCCTAAGTCATGGAGAAGATGAAATCCCTAAATATTATAATATACCAATCGAGGCATTATGTTATTACAATGCCTTCAGAAACTGGCCAATTAATAAGGCAACAGTAACTGGAGAACTCGATGATGAGAATTTATCAATACTGGTTACTAAATCATATATAGAACAACTGGGATATTTAACTCCAGAAGGCTATTGGGATTTTAACTGGTCTAAAGATAGATTTGTAATCAACGGTATCACTTATAAACCTTCGGGAGATACACAAGTTGCCCAAGCCAAGGATGAAGCATTAGTCTTCATGGTTATCCTAAAAAGGGACCGAGATACCAAAATACAATTCGTAGAATAAAATTGAAAAGTATATGGCAAAGATGTTAATGTTACGATGGAAACCAATTAATACTGGGAACGGTATTTGGTTTGACAGTAACCTGATTGTCTTGAACGGTACATCTGGAGTACATATTGAAAGTAAGAAAAGTAATTTAGACGTTACTACATTCCAGTCTATGACCGGAGGTAAGTTCGTTACTTGCTTTCAAGATTACTTTGGAGAAGTTTGGGATAAGATAATACCTCATCCAGGTATTGGCCAGGTGATAAAATTCCGTATCAATCAACTTCCAGATTATGCAATAATCAGAGGTGATATTGAAGACGGGGGAGACCCAGACCCAGAACATCCAGATATTCCAATGAATGCCTTCTGTGGAAAAGAAGGAGAACCATTCAGGGATAAGAATTCTGACTTCTTCTGTGGTAAGCAAGTAATCAATCCTTAAAATAATAATGATATGTACGTAAGTAAGTATTACACAAATGAAGAAATTGACCAAAGACTTTTACAGGGTTATTTCGATGACTTCGTAAAGGCTGGGTTTGCCGGAACTATTAATGAGTTCTGGGCATTCGTTCTTTCTATTGCCAATAAGGTAGATAAGAGAGAAGGATACGACTTATCTAAAAATGACTTCACAGATAAACTCAAAGAGAAACTGGAGGGCATTGAAGAAAGAGCAAACTACATCACTAAGCTTTCTCAGTTGGAGAATGATACTAAGTTCCAAACTGAAGAACAGGTAAGACAGGCTATCAGTGATTTGATTGATGGTGCTGATGATGCACTTGATACATTAAAGGAATTGGCAGAAGCATTGGGAAATGACCCGAACTTTGCTACTACAATTACTAACAAACTAACGGATTTACGTAATGCACTGACAGATGAAGTTAACCGAGCTAAGGAGGAGGAAGGGAAACTGAGTACCCAAATTAGCGAGGTTAACTCTAATTTCATCAAGGCAGTGGATTTACTTAATGATAAAATCGACACTGCAGTTACTAACCTTATCAATAAGATAGATAAGATAGAAGCAAAAGTCGATAAGAATACTGCTGACATTGCAGACCTCAGAAATGAAACTACTGGTTCATTGGCAGAAGCTAAGGCCTATGCTAAAGACTTGGTAGATAAAGAAGCTGAGCTTCGTAAAACTGCCGATGATGCTTTATCAGAAAGTATTCACCAACTGAACACATTGCATATCAATGATAAGGCAGAGCTCAAACAAGATATTGCGGCAGAAGCCCAATTGAGAGCAAATGCCGATGCAAATATTCAGTTGAAACTAACTGAAGAAATCACCAATCGTCAAACTGGTGATGCTGCCTTAGAAAGTAAACTTTCTGATGAGGTAGTAAATCGCAAAGCTGCCGATGAAACTCTTCAGAATTCAATTACCAAAGAGGTAGCTGACCGTACTAATGCAGATAATACCCTCCAGGTAAATATCGATAAAGAGGCTCAAGCTCGGGAATCTGCAGACCAAGTTCTTCAGACTAATATTAATTCTGAAGCTGCAACTCGTACTGCTCAGGACCAAATCCTTGACCAGAAGATAACTGCCTTAAGTGAAAAGACTGATGGTGATAAGTCAGATGTACTTGCTGCTATCGAAGCTGAGAAGGAAGCTCGTATTGCTGCAGATGCAGACCTTAATTCCAAGAAGGTAGATAAAAGAGAAGGTTATTCTTTAACCAAGAATGACTTTACAGATCTCTTGCTTGCCAAGTTGAATGGAATCGAGGAACATGCTAATTACATTACCTTGGTATCACAATTGGCAAACGATGCGGGTTATCAGACTGAAGCCGAAGTAGAGGCAGCAATTGAAAAGATTATTGGTTCTGCACCGGAAGTACTCGATACTCTAGAAGAGATTGCTAAGGCATTAGGCGATGACCCTAATTTTGCTTCAACTATCACCAAGAAGTTGGCAGCAATCACCGAAAAAGTAAATCAGGAGATTGAAGACCGTACTGCTGCCGATTCTGCATTGCAGGTAAACATTGATAAAGAAGTTGTAGAACGTAAGGAAGCAGATGCTGCTCTTAAGGAAGAACTTAAGGAGTATGTAGATAACTCTGCTGCAACCGGAGATACTGCTCTTCAGGTAGTTAAGGATAACTTGGCAAAAGAAATCCAAGACAGAAAAGATGCAGATACTACACTGCAAGCAAATATCGATAAGGAATCAACCGATAGAAAGGAAGCAGATAAAACCCATACCGATAATATCGCTGCTCTTACTCAGAGAGTTTCGGATTTGGCTTTATCAATGCAGGATGCTATCAATACGGTTAAGAACGAATTGACTGCTCAGGTAAATGCTAATACTACGGCTATTGCTACTAACCAAGCAAATATCACAAAGAACTCTGAGGCAATCACTGCCATGAATAAAACCATTGCCGATAACTACAAAGAAGTTAAGGACATGGTTAATGAGGAAATTGTGGACCGTACTAATGGCGACAGTAATCTGAGTTCTCGTATTGATACTACCAACATTGCTTTGGGTACAGAAACAGCTGAACGTAAGGCAGCAGACCAAATCCTTCAAGTAAACCTGGATAAGGAAATTGGAGACCGTAAGTCTGCAGATACTGCCCTGGAAACAAAGATTGAAGGTCAGATATCTAACTTGAGCCAACAAACTTCTTCAGAGATTACTCGAGTAGAAGGTAAGGTTACTCAAGAAGTTAAAGACCGGGAAGCTGCTGACAAAACTTTAAGCGACAGAATTGATTCTTTGGAGACTGGTTCTACCGAAGGTCTTAATGAAGTCAAAGCAAAGGTAGAAGCTAATACTGTAGCAATCAATACTGAGAAAGACCGAGCAATCGCTAGAGAGAATGCTATACAGGCCAATTTGGAAACTGCAATAGCAAATCATAAAGACGAAGTAAATGGTTTATCTAAGGATATCTCGGATGAAGCCAATGCTCGTTTAGCGGGTGATACTGCTCTTCAGGTAAACATCGATAAAGAAGTTACAGACCGTACTAATGCAGATACCCTATTAGATAATAAGATTGCCCAGGAAATCTCAGACCGTACAACTGCTATCCAGGGTCTTGAATCTAAAAAGGTAGATAAGGTAGATGGCAAGGTACTTTCTTCCAACGACTTTACCGATGTTCTTCTGAACAAGTTGAACGGTATTGGAGAACATGCTAATTATATAACTAAAGTTTCTGAACTCCTGAATGATTCAGGATTCCAAACAGAGGCTGAGGTAGAGGCTGCAATCCAGAAAATCATTGGTTCTGCTCCGGGTGTATTGGATACACTTGAGGAAATTGCCAAGGCTCTTGGTGATGACCCCAACTTCGCAACAACTATGACTCAGAAGTTAAATGAGTTAACTACGAAGATTGAGACAGAAACTGAAAAACGAGTTGAAGGTGATGCTGCTTTAGATACTAAGCTTACTACTCTGAGTACAACTCTGACTAAGACAGTAGAGGATTTAAGAACTTATGTTACTGAAACTCGTACTGAATTGTTGGCAAGAGCAAATAACCAAGATGCTCTTATCACTCAGAATGCTGCCAATATCCAAAGAAACTTGGAATTGATTCAAGGTATTCAGAATAATATTTCTGGTTCTTACTTGGAAGTTAAGGCTTTACTTGAAACCGAGATTGCTGTTCGTAAAGCAGAAGATATTCGGTTAGAGGGTAAAATTGACCAGAATACTGCAGACTTGGGAACTGAAAGGGAAGAAAGAAAAGCTGCTGATAAGGCTCTTCAAGATGCTCTGGATGCAGAGGAAGCTGCAAGAACTGCTGCTGATACTGCATTGGGAGTTCGTATTGATACCGAGATTGCAGAAAGAAAAGCTGCTGACAAAACTCTCCAAGACAACATTACTGCTGAAGCAACGGCTAGAGCCGAAGCTGATACTGCTTTAGGAGCACGTATTGATAAAGAAGTTACAGACCGTACCAATGCAGACAATGAATTAGGTACTCGTATCGATAACGAAGAAGATGCAAGGGAAGCTGCAGATACTACTTTGCAGGATAATATCGATGCTGAAGAGACTGCCCGTACTGAAGCCGATACTACTTTGCAGGATAATATCGATGCTACCAATGCTCATACTATCAATACTCATCGTTTGGATTCTAACCCTATACTTAATGGTACTGATATCAAACTCGATGGCTATGTAAAGGCAACCGGTACTACTCCTGCAGATTTGGACGTAAAAGCAACAGATACTACTTCGGTTGCCTTTGGTAAAGTACAAAAACGTATCGAAGTAGATAAAGCAGATGCCGATTCTAAATTCAATAAGGTAAAAGCTGCAGTAGGTCTTACCCATGATTTGGGAATGCCGGTTCTTACCGATACGAACTATATGGGAGGTTCAGTAGATGTAGTTGATTCTTTGAAAAAACTAGATGCTCAATTAGAACCTATTATTATCCCGGCAGCAGCATTCAATATATCTGCTTCGGCAACCTCAGAAGAGATTGCAGCAGTATTTACTGATGAATTGCTTAACGAGATTGCAAATAACACTACACACCGTCCTTATATATTGGTAGATACCGGCAACAATTTCTATCAACAATTCAGATTGAGTTTACAACTTAGTGGTCCTACTACTGGTGCCATTACTTTGAGATTCATGTATGAATTGGCAGGTATGGAGTTTTACAGAGAATTCAAGAGAACTGCTCAAGGTGCTTGGTCTATTTCTACTGTAAGAGCTGGTAAACTTCTTATTGAAGGAGATGTAGTAAATAACCTAACTGCGGGTGGAACTAAGGTACCATTAAGTGCAGAACAGGGTAAAGCTTTGAAGGCTTTGATTGATGGTCTTGGTTCAGATACAGAAGACTTTGAAACTGAACTCAAGGAATTAATCCAAACTACAAAGACAGCTTTAGAAGCTTCAATAGCTACAGAGGTTCAAAATCGAAAAGATGCTGATACTGCCTTAGATACAAAGTTAACTACGGCTATCAATAAGGAAGTTCAGGATAGAACTGCTGCTGATACGGCATTGGGTACTCGAATTGATAATGAGGTAACTGCAAGAACAGAAGCAGATGCTGCCCTGAAAACTGAATTAACCGAAGATATTCAGGGAGTTCAGGATACTTTAGACGCCTTCATTGCAACTAAGGCACAAGCTAGTGGATTAGCTTCTCTGGATGAAAATGGTAAAGTACCCTCTGAACAATTACCTTCATACGTAGATGATGTAATCGATGTATATGCAACATATGATAAGTCTCCTACTGGAGATCTTTCTAATATCGCTCTCTTTGCAGAGGCTGACCATAATACACCAATAACTGGAGAGGCAGGAAAGATTTATCAGAATGTAACTACTGGAGAACCTGGTTATCAATTTAGATGGACTGGTACTACTTGGTCTCTGATTGTTTCTGGTGGAGTAGTAATTGGAGAGATTACTGGTACTGCTTATGATGGAGGTAAAGGTAAAACTACTACAGATAATCTTAATGCTCTCAAAGCTTTTAATCCTATACGATTGACTAATGTTGGTACAGATGTATCTAAAGTTACAGTACATTATGAGAAGTCTGATGGTACCGGTATTCAAGGTTTAGATATCCCTGCTGCTACTTCTGCTAAAGCAGGTGTTATGACTGCTGCAGATAAGGTTAAGTTGGATACTACCTTACCAAAACAGATATCCGATGAAACTACTGCAAGGGAAGCTGCCATCAATGCTTTGCAAGGAGAATTGGCTGATGATATTGCTCAAGAAGTAGTAGATAGGAATACTGCAATAGCTGCTGCTAAAACTGAGCTTACTACTGTTATCAATAAAGAGGTATCGGATAGAAAAGCTGCAGATACTCAAGTAAGAACTGACCTTGAAGCTGCAGTTGAATTGGTTGCTGAAGACTTAAGAGGTGCTGATACTACTCTTCAGAATAATATCACTAAGGAAGTCAATGACAGAAAAGGTGAGATTACCCGAATAGGAGGATTAATTTCGGATGAAGCTGCCACAAGAGCTCAGGCAGATACTACTGTAAATGCCAAAGTAGATTCTCATATCGGTAATAAATCTAACCCTCATGCAGTAACTAAAGCTCAAGTGGGATTAGGTAATGTTAACAATACATCAGATGCAGATAAACCAGTATCTACTGCTCAAGCTACTGCTATTGCAGATGCTAAGGCTGCAGGTACCAATGCTCAAACCAATCTTACTACTCACATCCAAAATAAGAGTAATCCTCATGGAGTAACAAGAGACCAATTGGGATTGGGTACTACTGCTGAGATTATCTTTAAGAAGGTATCTGCTCCTTCCGGTTTATGGAAAGAATCTGACGAAAGACTTAAGACTTTCATTAAACCTTTGGAACACACTCTCGATGAAATCTGCTCTATACCTACGGATTCATTTATGATTCGAGGTAATCATGATATAGGTACAATTGCTCAGACAATCGAAAAATATTTCCCAGAATTAGTTTCTGAGAATACGGTTAAACCTGAAACAGTTCCTAATCCCGAAGCCTTCGAAAAGGTAGAAAAGGATGGAGAAACCTATATCCTGGTTAAAGAGGTAGATTATTCTAAGATGTCAGTATTGGCAATCGAAGGTATCAAACTTCTGAAAGCCGAGATTGATGAATTAAGAGAAAAACTTTTGTTCACAAACTTAGATTAATATGGGTGAGATAGCAACATGGAGTGCTGTCAAAACTAAAGTAGGCCTTGGTAAGGATTCAAACGAATGCCCTACCAAGGCTGAATTGTTGGCACTCTCTCCTACAGGAACGGGAGAAAATTACGTTGGCTTGGAAATATCCAATGCCAGTTCCTATGGAAACAATGAAACCGTACAACTTTCTGATATTCATAAGGTAACCTATAGATATGCTTTTACTGTAGTAGACACAGTTTTAAACTTCCCAGCTTTGGGAGGGTATTCTACTCCTCGGTGGTTTGGTTTAGGTACTACTAAACAAAAACAGGTAGATGGAGTAGCTATCGGAGATACTATTTCTGTGGGTTATACCCAATCTGCTTATCCGGACTGGATTGTTTATGATGAAGGTCATAAAGCTTCAGAAAATACAACTCTAAATCAACGTTCTGCAAGTTTAACCTTTACTCAGAATGAGTCAGGTAAACAGATAACAGTTCAATTTACTCAGGATGCAGGAGTTGAAACTTGGGAATATACTTTTACAAGTAAGAATAATTCATTAGTATTTAATGCTATAGGTGGTAAAGGTACACCTACGGAATTAACTATTACTTCGAATAAGCAAAAGTATATAAATGGTAAAGCTGTGGGTAGTCCAGTAAATGTTGATTATTCAAGGCCTAGTTTACCATCATGGCTTTCAGTAGAGAGTGGGTATTACGAAGCTTTAGAAAATAAGTCTGAAAGTTCTCGTTCTTATACTGATACTCTTACTCAGGCAGAATCCGGTAAGAAACTAACACCAGTTTTGTCTCAGGCAGCTGGTGTAAAAACCTATGGTACACCTACAGTATATTTAGGAAGCATTGCAGATATCCCTGCATCGGGAGGAACTGCAGCTACACCTACTTATACTTATTCTCAACTTTGGGGATGGAATGGTAAAACCAATGATGGTGGTACTATAAGTTCTGGAGCTTCAGTAGTATGGTCTGAAAATATCTCTGGTTCTAATCTTGGTACAACTGCAAAGGCAAGAACTAAGTTGGGAAGCCGTACATTAACAGTCACTCTTAACGATAAATCTGGTAGTGCCTCAATCGATGTATACCAGGCAGAGAATAAGATTACCAATACAACTCAAGGTGCATGGGTAGTTTCCATTTCTGCAAACCCAAGTACTTTTACTGAGCAAGGTGGTACATCACAAATCTCTGCAAGTGCAAGGGCAAGTAGAACTAACCATTGGTCTTCAGGTGCAACTAATGCAGCATCGGATGCTACAGGTACTCCAACGTTAAGTATACCTACGGCTAGTACAGGATTTAGTTTATCTGGTACTACTTTGACCGTTGCAGAAAACACAACTGCAAATCAAAGAAGTGTAGTAGTAAGGGCAACTATGGATACCGTCTATAAAGAAGTTACGGTAACTCAAAGTGCATACTTAGTAGAATGGCAGTACACATTTACTGCTTCTCCAACTACTTTAAGCTTTGATGCTTTGGGTACTGCTAAGTCTATTACTATTACTAGTTATCGTGAAAAGTATATTAATGGTTCTTTGGTAGAGGGTTCTAGAGAAAATGTAAGTTATATACATGCAACAAGTACTGAACATATTGGAACTGTACTAGGAACAAGTATTAGTATGCAAGAGAACCAAACTACTTCTACAAGAAGTGGCCAAGTATCATACGAACAGAATGGTTCTAATAAAGTGATTCGTATCACTTGTAATCAGGCTGCAGGTACAATATCTACTCGAGATGTATTAGAGGTAGTAGATAATTTTGGTGATTCACCTGCTGTAGGAGGAAGTATTTTTGGTTTGGTTAAGTCGGGATATTATGATGTAATTAATGGTAAGGATTCTACTTGGCATAATGTTACACCAACTCTAAAATCCAAATCTTCATACATTACCAATGTAGAAATTACCAAAGCTTCTGGAGATGGTTATAATATAGGAATTACTCTGTCTGAAAATACTTCTGAATCTTCTCGTAGAGCAAGTCTTACTTTAACCTATGGTAGCAAGGAAGTAGATATGGCAACTACTCAAGCAGGTGCTAGTGTTAGTTATAATTATTACTTTGGAGTAACTACGGACTTTCCTTCTGTAGCTGCTGCAGGTGCAACTCCTAAGGCAGTAATTAAATCTAGAAGACATAAAGTTGTGAATGGAGTAGAAGAGTCTTCCTATAATTTGGTAGAAACTTCAGTAATAAGTAAACCTAATTGGACTGGTACTTTATCTGCTAAGGTATCAAGTACTACTGGTTCAGGAGCAGATTATGATGTTACTATACCAGTATATGAAAATACTGAAGCTAGTATACGAAGAGGTACAGTAGTATTACAACAGGGAGGTTCTGGTAAACAGCTTACTTTGAACCTTAATCAATTAGCTGCAAGTATTACTACTAGAGATTATATCGATTATGTAGAACCAATTCCAGATGGAGGGTTTTCGGCTTTAGCTCAGAGTATAACTGTTACACTTCAATCTTATAGGGAAACCTTAATCAATGGTAAAGTAACGAGTAAAGTTGCTGTTCAACCTGATTTTGATTTGGATTCTACCGTTACCGATTGGGCTTCTGTAGATTTAATTGGTGGTAATCCTACCAATTATGAATATAATTTTGAGGTTTCTGTAAAAGAAAATACTACTAATCAAACTCGGTCTGGTAGTGTAATGTTTTATAATGGTACTGCTGAAACCGAAAATGGTTGGGCATTTACCCAAGATGCTGCAACAATCTCTACACGGTATGAAATATCTTGGACTGCAAACTATAGTAATGGTACAGTAAAAGAAAACGTAACAGAAGTTGAATTAGAAGGTACTACGGGTATGGAAAATTCTGTAAGGATGGATTTACACATACTAGAATATACTTCTATCAATGGAGTAGAGGGTACTCCTACTTCTTGGGATTCTAGAGCCATAGCTGAAAACAACTCGGCAATAGCTTCACCCAGTGGTCAGGTATCTGCTACTCTACAATCGGATTCTGAAAATGCTTTTATAGGTATTACTAATTCTGTACAGAACTTAGCCGAATACCCTCGTACTCATACCATAACTTTATATAACCCTAAAGTTGTAATTAATGGTAAAGAGGTAGGGACAGTACCCACTATTACCCTACTAGTAAACCCAATACCATATACTAGAGTTTTTGAATTTGGTTGGAAAGAAGGAAGTACCATTACTAATATTACTCTAGCAGGGGATATATATGGTAGTAGTGCTGGTAGTAGGGATATTATTTCTTATGTAAGTTTACGAAGGAATAACGTAGAGTTTGCTAAGAAATATCTTAAGCCTACGTTCATACCACCTTCTGAAGATTGGTTGCAAGTTATTGATAATGGACAGAACTCAGATAACTCCTATAACTGGGCTTTCAGGGCACTAACCAATAACGAAGGAGATTCTGCAAGAAATCTGCAAGTTAGATTTGAACAACCTGGTAACGGTAATCAAGCTTTATATGCCTATGTTAGCCAAGACCCAATGGCAACTGAACTAAATTGTGAACTAAATTGTGAATTAGGTAATTACTACTCTTACGGAGCTTCTGATATATTAAATATTGGATTTGGTTGGAATAGTAGAGATGAAGGAGATACTACTGGTAGTGGTGGTATGAATACTCCCGGAGGATATTTAAGAGCTAGAATATCTTTACCGGCAGAGAATGACTCCATTGATATGTATGCAGTAGGTTTACCTACTTATGGTAAACCTCTAAAAATTAAACTTTCTAATATTAGAAAAGTAAAAAAAATTAGTTATGATAATTACGAGTATACAGGTCTTTCAGTAGGTTATTCTCAACAAGATTATAAGTTAGGTATAGTAATGAGTGTTGGTATGGAAAGTTATTTTCAATTAACTCCAAGTATCCTTAGTAAGTCTGGCGAATACGGTGGAGGAATACAAATCCAAGTAACTTTAAAACAAACTTATAATGGTTACAGTGGAGATTATATTGCCAATATTACCTTAACACCTAAGGATTCAAATCTTCCAACTCTATATCTTAACATAGCCTGGGGAAATCCATAGGAGTCTACAGAAAGTTTAAAGATACGATACTATGGCATTATTAATGTATACGGCCGTATACGAATAACTTTAAAAATTAACTTTATGTTTAACAACTTAAAACTCAAAAATCATGGGAGTAGAAGTTAAATCTGGTGGTGAGGGCGTAATCGTCGCTGACCGCGGTTGTAATGATGGCTGCTGTAATGGACACAACCCCGGCTCAGTAATGACCGTCATCATTACGTAAGCCAAATTAAGGAAGGAGTGCATCTTACATAGGTGTACTCCTTTTTTCGTTTATACCCACCTAAAAATAAAACGATATGGAAAGTGAAGAGATTAAGAAAGAACCAACTAATGGAAAAGATTTTATTATTCAACTTACATTGCCTGCTCCCAATGCAGAGATAGCAAAGGAAGTAGCAAACAAAGCACAGTCACTCATTGACCAATTTGGATACTATCAATTCTTAAACCTGGTAGACTTTATGCAAAGGAATCCAGGTGCAGTATCATTTGGTTTAAACTTAATTAATAAAAGATGAACATGGAAGATTTGATTTTTTCTAAATTGCAGAAAGGTGATACTATATACACCTTAGAGAGAGACAGACGTTCTGGGTATCCAATCTTTGATACCGCTAAAGTATTAAAAGTTGGTGAAAGTAAACCAAGAGCCACTGGCCCAGATGGAAGCTTTGCCGCAAATACAGAAATCTCTATTCAAGATTCTGTATCAGCTGTTACTATATACCTTCCTACCGATGGTGTAGAGGGTATTTATAATAATGTTTATTACACTACCGACTTACGCAATATCGTAAACGAAGTAAATATCCAAAGAACTAATGCCGTAAATATTCTCAATAACCGAGATAAATACGAGGCAATAGTTACTGAATGTGATAACATCTATCATACCATTGAAGGTATGTTAACTCCTCAACAACAACCAGCTCCAGCTTATAAGCAAGAAGAATTCGAAGCTTTTAAAACTGAGGTAGCAGAGAAGTTATCCATGCAACAAGATATTCTTATGAAGATTGCCAGTGAGTTAGGATTAAATAAGAATAGCAATGCCAAGCAAAAAGGTTAACATAAACCTCTCGAATAATCTATGTGATATTCAGATTTATGTAGACCCCGTTAAACAACGTCAGGCTGAGAGGTTGATTGCTAAAACTCCCAGTATTATGAAACTCGGTTATGAGTTAGGTACTAGGAAGTTTGGTAATCAACTTCTTCGTATAGTAAGACGTAGTTTAAATAATGGTCTACCTCCACCGGGTTCCAAAGTTTCTTGGCCTCCTCATGCTACTGCTACACTTAAGAAGTATGGAGCACATACCCTATTAAACCTTACTGGTCAATATGCAAGGTCAGTTACTATGGTAACTCAGAAAGACAGAACCTTTGTTGGTCTTCCTCCAGGATTAAGGAAGATAACATACTCTGGTAGAACTTCTCGAAAAACTCTTAATCAAATTGCTATCATGTTGGAATATGGTAGTAGAGATGGTAATCTTCCACCTCGTCCTTTATGGAAACCTGCTTTCGAGGCAGCCGGTGGAAACGTAGTTTTAGAGAAAGAGATACGAAATCAATTAAGAAAAGAACTTAGAAAATATACAAAGTAATGGCAGATTTTGAAGCAGATAAAACCTCTGGTACTGGTCCTGCACTTGTAATGGTACATCCGTTAAAAGTGAATGATACAGAAGCAGATAAAAAAGCCATCCTTACCATTACAGTTAATGGAGTACCTAAGACTGTAAATCTTATTCAAAAGAAAGGCAGCCTTAACTACGAATACAAATTAGAGGTAGATAAGGAAGCCATCAACCTATTGGGTAAGGGTGGCTCTGATACTTTGGCAATCACTTCTCAACGTAGGGAAATGATTAATGATACACCCCAAGGAGATTGGGAAAATGTAGAGGTTACGGCAGAATTCTTAGAGGAACCACCCTTTACTGTTGGACTAAGATTTATGGACAATGAAGAAAAGACTCTAGAGGTATCCATTACTTCTAAGAATCACACAGAACAACTTCTTAGCGGAACTATAACTATCAAGCAAGTTGGTGGTCTAACTAAAACTGTAACTGTAACTCAAGCTGCTGGAGAAGTATCATATAGATACTGGGTAGAACCTGCTACAGTTAATTTAGGTATACCAAAAGACCAAATCTTAAATGCTTACGAAACTTCAGCAGGATTTAGTATTACTGGGTATAGAAGTAAACTCATAGAAGGAAAACAAGTATCACAAGAGGTAATGGCTTTTAAAATACCTACTATATCTCAAACTCAACAAGCTGCAGATATTAACTCCGGTACTAAACTATACTATTGGATTACCGACTACGGTAATATAGCTAATTCAGCACAGGCTACTTTCTCAGCAACTGCCCGAGGAAGAAAAGATGCAGGAGCTATGTTTGGTAGTATTTCAGGAGGTTGGGAATGTATATTTACTGATGGTGGTACATACCAGTTTAATGTAATATTAATACCTCAATAGTATAATATGGTAAATACAGAAGAAATCGTAGAAAGAACCTTTTATATTTGCCTATTACAAACAGCACTTAAGAAAGGTTTGACTCTTAACCCTGAAGACTACTTACCATTATCACAAGAGAATGAAAAAAGGTTTCAAGCAGATAAGGATGCTATGCCTAAATTCATTCCCATATTTGGTATAGGTAATAATCAGGTTAAGGGTGCAAAGACATGCCCTAGAATTACCATTGAACTGCAAGGGTTCTATAATGGTGATATAGGTGTGAACAAGTATATCATTGGTGATAAGCTAGAAGGTGGGAATTACCAAGCATCTGAATTTCCCTATGAAACGAAAGATATAACTCTAGACATTCACCTGGTATCTAATACTCAAGCCGATATGAGGTTACTTCATAGTATTATGTATGAAGCATTACCTTCTCGAGGATATGTAAGACCTTATTATAATAACTTAGAAGAATGGGAAGATGGTCGGGTAGCACCAACAGGAAACCTATTTATCGAAATAGGTAATTACTATGACCACCCAGATGAGAGTCATGGTCTACTTGAAAAAGTATATCAGTACACTTGTAAGGATGGTATATTACCCGAGAAGCTTGCTGAAGAGGGTGAACTTGTACCAATTCAAGATATCTCAGTATTGATTGGACTAACCGAAAAGCAAGAATCTGATTTACTTAACCTTAACGTAAAATAGCTCAATACTAGAGGGTATTAAATAAATGAGTAATTAACTTAATTAGTATAAATATGCCTAATTCACCATCTGTAAATTTCGAGTTTAAGAACAACAATGTTCTTCAAACTACTCCTATGTTAGGAGTTTCATGTGTATTGGCTAGAACTACTAAAGGTCCTTACGATGACCCGTCAGAACTCATCCAATCTTTTTCTCAATTCCAAAGAATCTTTGGTTCTGAGATAGTACCAGATGGTTCTGTATCAAACATCGAAAAGGCTTTCAATGGTGGTTCTAAGCTTCGTGTTATTCGTGTACTTGGTAAAGGTGCAACTAAAGGTGTAGTATCTGCTGCAGCAAGAGCTAAAGCTGCATCTGCTCCTAAAGCTGCTGAAGACGGTTCTCCGGTAGTAGCATCTGCAACTCCAGAGGAACCAACTGCTTCTACTCTTTTTAAGTTCGCTTCTGGTTCAGTTGCTGTTGGCTTTGGTTTGGTAACCAAAGGTTATGGAGACCCAGTTGGTAGTGCTGAAACATTCTCTATGAATATCTACAAACAGGCTAACACAGTTTACTACCAAGTAATCAGTGCTAATGGCCAGGTACTTGAACAAGGTCCAGTAGTAACTTACAAAACTGCAGATGATAACAATGATACTTCTGTAGACTACCTTGCTCTAAGTGCATTTGCAAAGAACTCAGAATATATCGTTCCGGTATTAACTGAAAAGACAGAGAACATTAAATCTTGGAACAACTTCATCAAATGGTTAACCGATGATGTAGATGGAACAAGAAACCCAATTGATATCAAACTCAATGGTGCTGCTATCACTGCTGATGGAGTAAAATTGAATGGTACCATTGGTAGTGCTGGTAGTACTCCTACTGCAGACGAATGGATTGCTTCTCTGGAATTCGTTAAGGATTACGTAGATGTATACCAAATCTTCTGTTCACATATTGACCAACATCTTGAAGCTTCTTCCGATGTACTTAAAGTACACAAAGCTGCTGTAGATATGGTTAAGGAACTGCAAGAATATACCTACTACATTGAAGTACCAAAATATACTACTCACTATACTCAAGGTGACCAACCAAGAGATTTGAAATCAATCATCACTTGGATTCAGACTTGCTTGGGTACTGTAGGTAACAGCAAATATGTTGCTTACTTCGGTGGTGGTATTAAATACTACAATGCCGACGGTAATTTGGTAGATTCAGATGTTCTTGGTACCATTGCAGGATTAGGAGATGCTTCTGCTTCTCAATTCGGACCTTGGAAATCCTTTGCTGGTATGAATCGAGGTATTATCTACGATGGTAATGGTCCGGTATGCCCGAACTATGGTTCTCCTTCAAGAACTAAAGAACTCAACGAATTGGCACAGAATTATGTAAACATAATCTGTATCAAAGATGTTCCTAATCAAGGTAAACAAACTTTGCTATGGCATTGTTTCTCTTCTCAGGTAAAACAAGATTCCGAAAGATTCCTTGCAATTGTAAGATTGAATCTGTATCTCAAAAAGAATCTTAGACCTATTCTAGAAAAGTATTTGGAAGAACCAAATATCTGGAATACTTGGAATAAGATTTATCTAGAAGTTAAACCAATGCTGGATAACTTGGTAGATGAAGATGCCATGTCTGAATACACCTGGATGGGTGACCAAGACGCTAACTCGTACAATGACTTATCGGTAAACAATGAAGCCGATGTTCGTCAAGGTAAATACAAAGCAATCTTGAAATTCAAGGATATCGTTCCGATGCAAGAAATCACTATGGGCATCTATATTGACCAGGCATCCAAGTCCGTATCCGTTCAAGATATTAACGAATAAAATCAGAAAACAATGGGAGCAAAAGTAAAGAATCCAAGAAAGAAATTCCTTTGGAGTATCACATTCCCTAAGCACCCAATCAATACTTATCTGTTCCAAACTTGTACTTTGCCAGATGTAGAGATTGACCAGGTTGCTCATGGAGACGTTAACCGGGACGTTAAAACTGCCGGTAGAGTTACTGTAGGTAACTTAGTAGTAGGTAAACTTTTAACTACTGCAGGTTCAGATACATGGCTTCATGATTGGCTTTATTCATGCCAGGATATGATTGCTGGTGGAGGTTTGGTACCAAGCCAATACTGGGAAAATGTAATCGTAAATGAACTTGCCGAAGATGGAGTTTCCGTACTTAACACCCACCTCTTCGAAGAGGTATGGCCATGTAAGATTACAGGTTTAGACCTGGACAGAATGGCTTCAGAGAACACTATCGAAAGTATCGAATTCTCAGTAGGTACTGTAGATAAGTATTAAAAACGCTTAGTCTATTTTCACTAAGATTTTTAGGTGGGAGGGGTGGGATTCCTAGAAAGGGCTCACCCCTTTCTTGTTGTTATAGCGAACACTATGAACTAAAGTATAACCAAATAACTTATTTAAACATGGAATTAAATTGTAGAACACATGAGTTCATAACCCCATCAGGTTATAGATACTCAATCAGGGAACAGAATGGTGCAGATGAGGATATCTTATCTAATCCTATGGATGTAAGAAACCTTATGAACCTTACTAAGTTCATTCAGGCAATCGTAGTCGATACAGACTTTACTGGTACTCGTAGATTAACGGTAGAAGATGCAGACCGTATACCTTTGAATGACCGGTACTGTATCTTATTCCAATCACGAATCTTTTCACTCGGTGATGAAGTAGAATTCGAATATGATTGGGGCCAAGAAGGTGGAGTACAAACTTATGGTCAATCCTTAAGTGAAATGTTATTCGATAATTATGGAGAACTTCCTACAGAAAAGGAATTGGCAGATAAACCCAATGCTATCCCTTATTATCCTCAACCAGGTAAGCTTACGGATTATGAAGTAACTTTATCTTCAGGTAAGGTAGTTAAATTTGATTTGCTTACAGGTGCAGGAGAAAGAATGTTGGTTACTTTGCCTGTAGAAAAACAAACTCGCAATGCTGCATTGATTGCAAGGAACTTACATCTTCAGATTGATGGTAAATGGGAAAAGGTAGAAAGCTTCCATTTATTTTCAGTAAAAGATATTGCAGAGATTCGTAAAACAATCTTTGCTTATGACCCAGTCTTCGATGGTAATACCGATGTAGAACATCCGAGTATACCTGGAAGAATTGATAAATATCCTATAATGCTTTCACCGACTTTTTTCTACCTGACGGAAGCGTAGACCATCCAGGTACATTCACTTATATATGTAGAGCTGAGGTAGCCATTGACTATCTCAGCTTTTTGCGTCTTCCGTATAGAGAAAGGAAAAGATTTAAGGATATAGCCGATGAGTATTATGAAAACTTAAAAAAGAAAACTAGAAAATGATAGACAGAAGAAGCTTAGTCGAGGTCGGTGTTGCAATGGTATTAAAAGACCGATTCTCTAATGAGGCTGGCAGAATATCGAACTCATTTAGAACAATGATGAACGATATGAATACCTGGAATCGAGGTATTCAAATGTCAACCTCTAATGCTTTTGAGTTTGGAAAAGAATTGGTTGGAGGTATGGCAAGGGCCTACCAATATTCTGCAGGAGTATACGACCAAGTATTCTTAGCTTCTAAAATGTCTGGAGCCAATGCTGCTCAACAGGCAAGGCTAATGCAAGTAGCCAAAGAAGTCAATGAGGTAACTCCTCTTACTGCTGCAGATATTGCATCAGGTGAAAGGTACTTGGCAATGGCCGGTAATAATGTAGAGCAAATCGAAAGAATGATTGGCCCTGCAGCTAAGCTGGCTTCTATCTTCAGTATGCCTCTTGGTCAGAAAGGTGGAGTTGCTGACTTGATGACTAACATCATGCAGACATTTAATATACCTTCACAGAATGCTACCCAGGTAGTAGACCAATTGGCAACTGCAGTAACCTCTGCAAATATTTCTTTAACTGACCTTGCCCAATCTTTCCAATATTCAGGAGCAGAATTTCGAAATGCTAAAATCAGTATGGGTGATGCAGCTGCAGCCATTGGAGTACTTGGTAATCAAGGTATACAAGCTTCATCAGCAGGTACTGCATTAGCAAATATGATGCGTTATTTAACCCTTTCTGTAACCGGGCAGAAAAAGGGAGGTGGTGAGATGCTAAAATCTTTAGGTATAGACCCAGCTTCTCTAGTAGATGCCTCTGGCAATCTTTTGAGATTAGATAAGATTATATCTATCCTGGGAGATAAACTTAGAGGTAAACGAGGAATAGATATCTCCTCTGCTTTATTCAATATCTTTGGAGTTCGTGGTACAAGAGCTGCCTCAGCTTTACTTCAGGATTACTGGACTGGAGCTAATAAGCTTACAGAACTTATGGATAAGGTTGCAGGTGCAAATGGTACAGTAGAAAACTTAACTCAAGAAAGATTACAAACTCCTGCTGGTATTATCGAACAGTTTAAATCAAACTGGGAGAACTTTATTGTAACTGCAGGTTCTACACTTGCTGAAGTCTTTAGCCCAGTACTTAAATTGGGTTCTGGTATCCTAAAGATTATTAACAGTATACAAGAAACTTGGGCAGGTAAGTTCTTGGTAAAGGTAGTTGCAACTGGAGCAGTAGTAGGTACTTTATATCAAGGCTTCAAATTTATTCAGGGTACAATCAAAATGATTGGTACTTTCCAAGCTTTAGCTACTACCGAGACTAATGGTATGGCAGAAGGTATGGTAAGAACTAATGTTCAAGCTACTATCCTTGAAGGTCATATGAGAAATATCTCTGCAATGATGATGAGGATGACTGCTATGCAGATGGCTCCAGGTAAATTTTTTGCATTACCTATGGGAGGTGCTATAGGTAAAACCAAGAAAGGTACTGTAGTAGCTAGAGATGCAAGAGGAAGATTTACTTCAATGAGTACACTTGCAGGAGCAGGTGTTGGTGCAGCAGTAGGTTCTAATATAACTAAAACTGCAGGACAACAGATTGCTAAGAAAGGTGCTATGGGATTTGGTGCTAGATTACTTGGTGGTAGACTTTTAGGATTCTTAGGTGGGCCTTGGGGACTACTAGCTTCTATAGCTATCCCTGCATTGATAGAAGTAATCGGTGGTCTTACAAGTTCTGTAGATAATAACACTGCTGCATTAAACTCAGAAGAAACCAAAGCTTCTATTCAAGACAGAAACCAGCAAGCATTTATTGATGCAGTTAGAGGTGCAATCAGAGATGGATTCAAGGATTCAAGAATTAATATATCAGTAGATGGAAACGAAGCTGGAGACTTTGCTCCTGGTGGTCAACAGGATTTTACTGGTATATCTTTAGGATTAAACTAAACAATCATGGCAAGAATATTAAATCAAATAGCAGGTGGGGTTGTTGAAAAATACAATGACCTCACCAGAGATTCTGCAGGAGTTCTTACTGGTCCTCTGAATAAACTTTGGAGAGCAAGGATTTATCTCAATAGAGCAACTTCTACCTTGCCTAAGGATACTGCAGATAAGGGTAAAATCTATGACCCAAATAATCCCTTCGGACCAAGAGCTACTTCAAAGAATCCTAAGTTAAACCAAAGGATTCAGAATCAATATCGAATGGAATTAAAACACCAGGTAGAAGGTGGAGTTCCATTCGGATATGAAGAAATGGACCCAGCTAAAGGTCAGAGTGTTACAAAGAATAAAGAACTTTTCTTGGTAATGCCTGAGGTAAGAAGTATGAATCAAGTAGTGATTTATAATCTTACTGCTAGCCCATATCAATATATCACTCTTCAAAATAGACCACCATCAATCGATTTTCGAGGAGAAACTACTTGGGCAACGATTAAATCTATGGGACGTAATACTCCTATGTATCACTTTACTGGTAGTGAGGATATAATTCAATTCAATGTATCTTGGTTCTGTAATGACCCAGATAATCCAAAAGAGGTAATTACTAAATGCCGATTATTGGAAATGTGGACTAAGGCAAATGCTTATCAGGCAAGCCCTCCGATTCTAAAAATCGAATGGGGTAGTTCTGGTATATTTGATAGTCATCAATACATTCTTACATCTGCAACTTATACTCTGAATAACTTTAGGAATGCCTCAAGGACCAGAGTAGCAGGTAAGTCAAGTACAATCGAGGATTTAAAGTTATTGCCTGCAGCTGCAACCCAGGAATTAATCTTCAAGAGAGTAAGTGCTTACAACTTATCTTATCAAGATATTGTAACTGAAGAAGATTTAAAGAATACAAAAGGAATACAGATATGATAGACTTAAATCAATACCTAACAGGAGCAAGTCCCTATGATGGAGCCATTGCTCTTAAGTATGATGAGGGGGATTATTCTTTAGAGGTAACTCCACCAAATGTTCCTTATACTGATAACGATAAACAACATACTGTATTGGATGGAGAAACTATACAGAATATTGCTTATCGTTATTATGGTGATTCTGGTAAGTGGTATTTGATTGCCGAAGCTAATAATATCTTGAACCCTTTTCAAGAATTAGAACCTTATCAAATTTTAAGAATACCAATGTATGGCTGAAATTAGAAAACCTAACCAACCAATACTTTATAATGGAACAGCAACACCTTACATGGCTCTGTTCAATTCTGGAGGTATGCCTATAATGAATCCCATTACTGGCATACCTCTTGGCGTTTATATAAGTAATTGGAGCTACAAGTATGATGAGGAGAAGGAGAACTTAGCTACCCTTACATTTGATACTGGAGACCCAGATACGGTAGATATCGAAGACCTCCAGGAAAGCTCGATTATTTATCTTCAGTGGGGATACATATACCCCGATGGTCAATTTATCTCTAGCCCAGTACGCAGTATTAAGGTTAGAGATTTGGATTGTGTATTCGATTCCACTGGTACTCATGTGACGATTAAGTGTATAGATACAGTTGGGGATTTAAGATTCCAACCACCTTACACTCATTCAGATTTATCAGAATACAGCTTATCCAACTTTTTGGATAATGGCTGTAACAATGACATAGGCGTAATCATAGAAATATTTCAGTAATGGCTAAACAAGTAATAAGTAATAAAGTTTACGAGTCACTACAGGTCCCGACAGAACAAAGTCGAAATACCACTGGAAAGATACTTTACGCTAACAGGTTTAGTGGAGTAGCTCAAGTAGCTATGCCAAGTGATTTAAAGTCTCTGATAGATAGTGACTTAGGGTTAATAGGGAATAACATCTTAGTTCAATTAGAACAAAAGATGAAAGGGTATGCAAATGGTCCTTGGTATATTGATTCTAGGGATGGTGTAATATACATACACAATCGTAAGTTTACTCAAGAACCTGAATATACTTACATATACCAACAAGAAAATGGTGAGGTACTTAGAGTATCTTTCACTATGCAAAAGATAACTAAAAGGGTAAAAGCTCAATTAACTCAAACAATAGACCCAGAAGATAAGGGTTTAGTTGTAGGTTCTACGGATACTACAGAACCTGAAAGAGAGAAAGAAGAAATATCTTTATTCAAACCCATTAAATCTCCCCAAGATAATACCGAAGTAGTACCTTCATGGGATTATAAAACTGGACAGAATTTTGGGTTGGGACATCCTCATCTCATTACTGTATCTCCAGAAATAATAGCTAGTCATAAACAGTATGAAGCTAAAGTAAAAAAATCTAGTTCTGCAATAAAAGAGTACGGTTCTCAAAAGCCTTATGTTGCTTATAATGCAGGTAAACAAGAAGCATTGGATAATTTAAGTACTGAGCAATATCGTGAGGCAATTAATACTGCTGTAAATAATCTACCGAACGATAAGAAAAGGGTTATTCAAGAAATCTTAAAGAACTCAAAGAACGGTAAAGAGTTAGAAAGTAATCTTAGGCAATTACTAGAAAACGAAAGATACTTATTTACTGGAGAATACAAAATGGAATACCTTGCAGAAGAATGGGTAGACCCAAGAGAATATGACCCAGAAGGTATGACACCTCTCCATATGATTGACCTTAGAGATACTCAGGGCAATAAATATAAGATTGCTTCAGCTAATGAGCAATCTCAAAGAGGTATATCTGCAATGGAAAAAGACCCATGTATTATGGTGTACCCTGATACATATGAGTTAAAGTACTCTGGTGATGGAGTTACTACTCCTACAATGACTCGAAAAGTTAAAGCTAGGGTTAAGATACGAAGAATGAAGAAGGTACCATACTTAGTACCTATTTATAAATTGTATCATAATCTTTTTGGTAGATATGGTGGAGCAGATAAAGTTACTTGGGCAATGAATGCTAATGCTAACGGTGGTCTTAAGATATCCGAAAGAAAACTAGTATGCCAAATGACTGTAGTAGGTAGACCCTCATTACAATCTTCTCAGGTAATTTACCTGGATAATGTTGGAAAAAGATGGTCAGGTTTTTGGTATATTAAATCAGTACAACATTCAATGGATGCTGGTCAGGGTTATCTCTGTACTCTTGATTTGATTAAGAACAATGCAAGGGATGGACAAACTACATCTATGACTCAACTCAGTACTCAGGATATTGTAAGTAATGATGCTAAAGATTCTGCTAAAACCGATTTTGGTAAGAACAAAAAGAATACTGCTAATGCTTCTGATATTGTACATGATTTTACCTACAATGAAGTAGTATACTTTGTAGAAAGGTTCATGGATGATAAGGGCAGAATTATCGATAAAAAGGGTGCAGGAGAGTTCTTACAGAATAAGTTCTATTATGATGAGATAAATGCTAAAGACCCAAAGGCTCTTGCTGCAGGTACTGTTCGTACCGAGGGTACAGTAGTAACTTCTAACGGTACAGCAATCTATGGTAAGACTAATGTAATAAAGGCAGACCAATCGAAGGTTACTCCTTCTATGAAAGAAAAGTATAACTTCGATGAGTTTAATTGGGCAATGAAAGCTTATGAACGATATAAATCCAACAAGAAATAATGTACTCAACAGCTAGATTACTAACAGAAGAGGGTATCGAAGGTTTAGGTAGATACTACTCTATCTACCGTGGTATAGTGGTAGATAATAATGATACGGAGAAACATATGAACCGTATTAAAGTATGCTGTCCTGAAGTTATGGGTGGAATTATTACATGGGCTTTTCCTAAGGGCCAACATGGTTCTATCAATAATGGGTTCAAGTACTTAGCTCCTAAAGTTGGAGATATAGTATTTGTCACATTCGAATTTGGAGACCCAACTAAACCCCTATGGGAATATCATGGTTGGGGATTACAACAAGTACCAGACCCCTTGGATGGTCCCAATAAAATGGGAATCATTACTCCAGAGGGAAATGTAATGGTACTAGATGATGACAATGGGAAGCTTACGGTTTATATAAATGGTGATGTAGGCCTTGCTGCTAAAGGAAACATTTCTATTCAAGCACAAGGCGATGTAAGCGTAGGTTCTGGAGATACAGTAATCTTAAATAAAGGAGAGAATCAAGGAGTAGTTAATATTAAAGAACTAACCGAGAAACTCAATAATACCATTAAAGAACTGGAAACTCTAAGAGCTTTATTCAATTCTCATGTACACTCTGGTGTAACTACTGGACCAGGTTCTTCAGGTCCTACTATAAATCAAGCAAGTCAACCGTTCTCTACTTTCAAACAGGAAGATTATGAGGACACTAAATGTATACACTAATGGATAACTATCTTACTAACATCGTTGGAAAGGGTATGATATTCCCTATTCAACTTACGAGAAATGAAAAGGGTGAAACAGGTTGGTATCCCGTTAATGGTGATATGGCTTTGGTAAGAAATAATATAAGCTCTATAATGTATTATTTAATAGGACAACGATTTCGACAGGAAAACTTTGGGAATCGCCTATGGGAATGTATAGAGGAGCCAAATACACAAGCCCTAAGTTTTATTATTAAAGAGTTTATTAAAAGCTCAATTGGTGCATGGGAACAAAGGATTACCTTTAAAGGTATTACCGTTTCTAGACAAGGTGCTAAAATAAACATAGAAGTTCATTATGTAGTTAATGAAACTTCTACTAGTCAGTACCTGTACCTGACCTACGATAAAAACGAAAATTCATTAAACTCTTATTAATATGCGAATCACTAATAAATGGCTCAACCCTTATCAGAGGTCTTACCAACAGATTAAGGCCAAGCTGATAGAATCACTTACGAATATTAAAGACAAAGATGGCAATGTACTCGTAACTGATTACTCGGAAGGAAATATACTAATTATCATCCTTTCATTGTTTGCGGCAATTGCCGAAGTTCTTCACTACTACATCGATAATATGGCAAGAGAATCATTCTTACCTACTGCTCGTAAATATAGTTCAGTAGTTAGGCATGGAGCTTTGGTAGATTATCATGCAAGAGGTGCTATTGCAGCATCAGTAGATTTAGTAGTATCCAGAGATGTATCTGGAGATTCTATTGGTGCTAAGTTAACTATACCTTCTGGAACTTTATTCACAGACTCTAACGGTAACAAATGGTTATCATCTAGAGACGTAATTTGGTATGCCAATGTAACTACTTGTAAAGTTCCAGTTGTACAACATGAATTATATACAGAAAGCCAGATAAATGGAATGGTTATACCTTCAGATGAAAGGGTAACTATTACTCTTGGTACACTACCTAATGGTAAGTATTACGAACATGGAACTATGAGTATGAAGATTGGTGGAGAATCTTGGGTATTGGTAAACACCTTTGCTTACTCAAAACCAACCGATAAACATTTCATGGTTACCATGGATGAAGCTTTAAACCCTTATATCTTATTTGGTGATGGTAAATATGGACAGAAGCCAGCAGCTAATGCCAAAATATCTGAAGTTAAGTTCTACCTTACTACGGGTATCAATGGTAATGTAAAATCTGGTATGATTACTTCTGTACCTTCAGTTATATCTTCATCAGTTACTGATGCTACAGTATCTAATACTTATGCTGCAGGTGGAGGTTCATCATACGAAAATTTCAATATGCTCAAGGAACATATACCCTTGAGTGTAAAGACTATGGGAGTTGCTATTACCAAACAGGATTTCATAGACTTAGCTAAACTAGTTGATGGAGTTAGTAAGGCAAAGGCAGAATATGAATGTGGTAGAAAATTAATTGTTTATATATCTCCAGATAATGGTGCTACTGCTGACTCTAATCTTATTCAAAAGGTATATGATGTATTACATCAGAACTCACCTCTTACTACTTGGTTAACAGTTAAGTCTGCAGGTAAGGTAAACATTATCCTGGATGTAGAGGTTACTGGGAAGAAATCTTATAAAACGTCGGAAATACAATCTCAGATTCTAAGTGCATTGTTTAATGCTTATTCTCCGGAAGCCTCAGACATTGGTGGCAGCGTAAGAATCTCCGATATCTATGCACTTATAGATAATCTTGAATCGGTAGATTATTTACACTTGAAGAAGTTCTATACTAAACCTTGGCCTACTACAGTATATGGTAACAAAGAATTAATCCTTGGTCAATTCCAATTGGATGAAGCTAATGGTAGTATGTCTTACTTTATCTCTTTCTCTTCAGGTACTCAATTTACAGTACGTTCAGTTAAAGGAGGTTTTTCTTATGATGGTCAAGTAGGTAAGACTACACAGATTAGGGATACTATAAATGGCTTTATATTTGCCCTTGATATTCAGGACAAGGGTTATCAATCTGGATTCAGGTATACCATAACCATTGCAGAACCAAACAGGGATTATACAGACCCAGGTTATAATATCCCGGTATTCGAAGACTCAAGTCAGTTAACACTTAAAGTAAACGAAATAGTATGATAAATCTTAAAAACCTAATTGATTTCTTACCTTTCGAATTTAAAGAGCAAGATACTTATAAAGTCGACGGTAAGGGCATATTAGAAAGATTTCTAGAAATTTGTGGTAACTATTTCCAAGAAGATATAACTAAAGATATTGATAATATTCTAGATATAATCGATATCGATAAAACTCAGCAGAGGTATTTAAACTACCTCTGGGAGTTCTTGGGAGCATTGCCATTTGCTAGAACCGGAGAACACAAGGGAGTTCCCAACTTAAGTGATGAACAGATTCGAACTATCTTAAAGTATTCAATCTCATTACTTAAGATTCGTGGCTCAAGAAAGTTCTTCGAAATTCTTTTCAATATGTATGGGTTAACCTGTACAATTACAGACCCGACAGATGGAGCAATGGATAAATGGGAAAAGGTAGACCCCTTATATGATACCGATTACTCTCAGTACGACAAATATAATTACGATAAGATTTATGGTTGTGCTCAATGTATAGAAGTAGGTATTTCTATAAGTGGTCATGGCTTTACTTCCCCTACTCCGGAATTTAAAGCTTTCAAACAATCAATCGATAAGTTGTTCGATAGGTTCTTGCCTTACAACGTATCTGGTAAGATTGCTTATGGATTTGACTTAGCATATAATTATCGAATTGTAGCTGAGCCACTTATTAGTCCTGCAAAGATTGTAACTGGGCATATAACTGAGGTACCTATTCGAGTAACGGTTACATCGGATTACGATGATGCCGATTTGAGATATCAGGTAACTGGGTATAATCCATCTGAGAACAAGTGGAGTTCAAAGAAATATGAAAGTGGTTCTATCTTCTATGCAAGAAAGGGTGACCAAAGGTATTACTTCAGAAGCGTAGGAGATAATTCAGTAACTACATATGTAGATATAGGTTTAGAATACTACACTAAATCTTATCATATCTATGCTGACATTGTAGAAGGTGGAACAGACCCAGATAACTTGGTAATTACTGGTACTAATCCCGTAATTAAAATAAGGGTAACTGCTAACATGAATTATCAGGGTAGTATTAAACCTGTATCTGTACAGTTACTTAATACCTATGAAACTAAGGATTCTGGTTCTATTTGGGAAATAACTTCTGCAGGTACCCATGAATGGGTTATTGCAGACTTCCCAGCAAAGAAGGTAACCTTAACAGTAACTGCTATTGCTACTAACTACACAGTACTCTGTGAACCAAGAAACATTAATCTTACCAATGGTGAGAGATCTTTAATAACCATACGTTCTTCAGACCCTAATGAAGATACTAGCCAACTAATCGCAGTATGTATTTCAGACCCAGGTATCTTAGTTCGTAATGGTCAAAGGTGGGCACCAATCACTACTGGTACATTCCAATTCAGATATACCAAAGATGATTCAGGTAATACAAGTAATTATGGTACTGTAGTAGCTTATAGATTGGGTTATACAATTACCTATGATATAGGTGTATCTAATAAACGATTAAATCTAAATGCCCAAGGTTCTGCATCAGTTAATCTTTGGGTTACATCTGGTATTTATTATTCTACTTTTGAAAGTGCAAACTTAGGTTATTATTTTAATACCGAAGTAACAATCTACAAAAAGAATACTCAGGGTACTTGGGTAAAATTGGGAACTACAAAATTAACTGACCGTTATGTAGTTGGTCCTGATTTCTATTATGGTAGAAATACAGAATACCAATTCAATGAAGCTGGTAGTTATAAATTTGAATCTGTAGGGGATGCCAGTAAGTCTGTAGAAGTAAAAGTACTTGATTATGTACCAGCTCCTCAATCATACTTATGGTTAGAACCCTTGAATAAAGATGATGAGAATTGGTATGAATTAGAACCCTACTCAGAAGATGCAGGGAAGTATATCAAGGCAGGATATCAATTAACTAAATCTAAGAACTGTCAATTCTATTTACGTTGGGGAGACGGTGGTTCTGTTATAACTGGTATAATTCTTGATGGTTTTTCTGAAACCTATGATTCAAATATTATTATTACTATGGATAAAGCAGGTAGTTATGAATTTTACTATCAAGGCTCCGTAGTTAATCTTACAGTTAAAGATGTTATACCTAAGTATACATTAACCTGTAATCCAGTAAGTGCAGAATTAAGTAAGGATATACAAGAAGTATCTACTATCGTAACCTGTACTTCAGATACTGGAGAAGTTTCAGATATTGTATATGAGACAGCTCCAGATGTAGTTCATCCAAGCCCTTATCAATTCTTCACTAATCTGCCAGGTAAACATACTTTCTATGTGAAAGCTAATCCTGCAGTTAAAGCAGTATTCATTGTAAATCTGTTGGATGTAGTTGATAAGACAGAACTTACTTGGGAATCCCATGATATTTCGGAACAAGGTATTAATATATTAGTTCCGGAAGGAACAGAATGGTCACTTAAAATAGAATAAACAAAATGGAAAGCAGCTCTTTTAACACACTATTTAAAACTGGTATCATTGGATTTACTTCTGAATGTTATGCCATTATCTTTGATTTAAGGTGGATGATTTTATTAGCCTTTATACTAATACTTGCAGACTTCTGGTTTGGTATATCTGCAAGTAGGGCAAAGAAGATTGAAATAAGAAAATCTAGAGCCGGGAGAAGAACTCTTAATAAAATCATTGATTACTTGTGTTACATCTTACTGGGTGCCGTAATAGGTAAAGCCATCGGAGAACCTTACGGATTAAATCCAATAACAGTATCTATAACGGTAATGGTATTATGTTACTGTTTTGAGATAGATAGTATTTATAATCATATCTGTACTTTACATGGTGTAGAAAAGAAGTACAGTATCTGGTCTATCTTTTGGAAATTGATAACCTTCAAGTTCAAGGCTGTAGGAGAGGCTTTCCAAGATATGAAAAACCAATCGAAAGGATATAAGAGTAATAACAATAACGAAGATACATTATGAAAACGTATTTTGATTATGAAGGTATAATAAAGTCTAAGGATGCAGCTGAAGCAATAGCTGCACCCATAGGTATGGGTCCATTTTGTGGATTTGGCTCAGCAACGATTGTAAACAATGCAATCACTCTCTTACCTAATGGAGAACCTACATCTCCTGCATATCAAGCAATGAAGGACAGAATCCTTTCAAGATATATGACTAAGGCTGTAGATTCTGGTGAAGGACCCGATACAAACTTTGGTTGTATAGCAAGAGATGGTACAATTTATATCTCTGATAGTGCTAATATTAGTATACCTAATATTGAAGGCTCAAAGGGTTCTAATGAGGATGTAATTGTATTTGCTTATCATACACCCTTAGAAGAACCAGTACAGAACCCAGTACAGTTCAGGGCTTTCTGGAACGAGTCTAATTCGTTCTATTCTCTGTACAAGAGATCTGTAGACCCACTATATCCAACACCTAAGGATACTAGAAACTTGTCAAAAACAAACGTATTAGAAGATAATGAATTATCATATGAGTCTCTAGTGAACAGAGCTATGGCTTCAGTATCTCAAGGTTTGGTAGACAAATCCTCTATGGTATTAATTGGTATATATGGTCAAGGTACCAACTCAATGGATAACACTGTAGAGAAATATTCTATTGTTCCCTATGCAGGGAAGTTTCCCCAACCAGTAGAATATAATACTGCTATCCATGGAATGCAACAAGCAAATATAGAAACTCTCTTACGACTATTGCAAGGATTCCCTAATTTTGATATCAAGGCTTACATTGATGAAAAGCTTGGTGGTATGGCAGGAGCCAATATACCAAGAGGATTAATTGCAATGTGGAATGGAGTTTCCGTACCAGAAGGCTGGGCTTTATGTAATGGTCAGATTATAGAAGACTTACAGACACCAGACTTATCGGGTAAATTCATTGTAGGTTGGTCATCTGGTAATGAAGATTACAATTTGATTGGTAATACTGGTGGCCAAGAGAAAGTAACTCTTTCTACTCAGGAGATACCTTCTCACGTTCACAACTTTGCAGATGCTTACTTTATTGAGGCTTACGAGGGTATCGGTATTAATGGTAGTCAGTGGATTGGTAATAACCTTTATGGTAGTAATAGAACCGATAGGGATAATTCTTATGTAGCACTTTGGGACCATGATACCCGAGCTGCAGGTGGAGGTCAACCTCATGAGAATAGACCACCGTACTACGTATTGGCATATATTATAAAACTATAATAATATGTCTTAACTACTTATATTGTTGACAAAGAACTTTTAATTTATGATGTTGAGAAAGGGACGTTGGGAAACGCCCCTTTTCTTTTGTGTTAGTAGTGAAGTTCTTCTTTAGCTTTTTCTTCCCAATATAGGATATCCTGTTTGAGTTCTCCTATGTATTTAACGGACTTCTTAGTTCTAGGCATATCAAAGAACTCAACCAACATTATATTGGTGATTCTTTCTCCATCCTTAATTCGTTCCTTGATATAAGGAGGAGGAGTAAGTAATACTTCAAATACCATATAAGCATCTGGAGATAACTTCTCTTTCATATAATTATATAATAATTCAAGCATTTCTTCCTTAGCCTTAACTTCTTCATCGTCATCCTCTAACTCTTTATCATTATCAAATAAGTCTTCAAGTTTGAATAGGTTCTGATTGTATTCTGCAATCTCTCCATAGGCAAATCGAAGAAGCTTATTCTTAAATGTAGCAAGAGAAGAAAGGATTCTTGCTTTAAGATGTTCTTCACTACAAGTACCGTAGTACTTATTAAAAACAAATAACATTTTATCCCAGAAATAAGAAGATATTATATCTGGAGTAAGGTTAAACCTTTTGTAATCAATCTGTTTGGTAAGGTTCCGAATAACTGGCTTACAAACTTTGTATAACCTATTAAACATTGCTTCATCATAATCCTGCATAGGTTTTAATCTATGAAGCTCTGAACCATTGTTTCCATTACATTTCCTCATATTCTTTAAGTATTTCGTTATGCAAATATAATAAATATATTTTATATAATATAAGAATATCAAAAAAATTTCACCGAGCGGCTGAGGATAAGAAGACTAGATATTGTGGACATGAGTTCTCAGAACTACATGAGGACTATCAAAATCTATTAGTATATAATATTGCAATATAATAATGTATGAAAAAGAATAAAATTAAATTTAGCTTTGCACCTGACTTTCAGTTAGAGATTCTCAGGTTCATCATTCAAGATAAGGAAGGAGGTTTAGTACTAAGCAGAATAAAACCAAGCTACTTAGTACTTATCGAACATTCCTTAATATGTGAGGGTATACTTAAATACTTTAAGAAGCAAAGAAAGATACCTTCACAGAATGTCCTTAAACAAGTACTCAGAGAAATGCTAGAATCCAAAAACTATGTTGACCTGGTTACTAAGGACGATATCCCAAACATTGAGAAGGTTATCAAAAACCTTTATTCAATTCAACTATCCGATTCAGAATACATTAAAGAGAAAATCTATCAGTTCTCTACTTATGTTGAAATGAAGAATTTAAATGATTCATTCGATTTAGATAACTTCGAACAATACGAAGAATACTCAAGAAAGGTAGAGAAGGTATTACAAAGAAGTAGACCTAAACAGGAGGATGAACCTTTATTCATGATTCGGGATGTTACCGAACGTCAATTTAAAAGACAGGCAGAACCCTCAGTAGTACCATGCCCATTTAGGCAACTTAATGATTTAACCAATGCAGGAGGATTCCCAGGTGCATCAATAAATGTAATTCTGGATAAACCCAAAGCAAAGAAAACCTTTTTCATGGTAAACCTTGCAAGAGGTTATCTCAGAATGAAGAAGTCAGTTTATTATGTTGATACAGAAAATGGTCAAGAACAAATCATGGACCGTTTCATTCAATCAAGTATCAATAAAACTAAGAAGGAATTATATACCGGAGATTATGATAAACTCGAGGCTAAGCATTTAAGGAAACTTGCAAGGTTTGGAGTTGAATTAATCGTTGAAAGAGTACCTGCATTGATTACTGACTGCAATTATATAAGGGAGAAGATACTTACTCTTAGGAGCCAGGGAATTGATATTAAGGTATTGATGGTTGACTATGCAGGGAAGCTTGCTTCTATTGCAAAGGATAAAGAGGATTTCGATAGAATCTCAAATGTATACATTGACTTACAGAACCTTGCTGAGGATTTACATTTAGATATTGTATGGACTGCTCATCATATTACTCGTGAAGGTAAGAAACATCAAGCAACCAAGTATGATGAGAATGATATATCCGGTTCTATTGCAATTGTTCGTAATGCTCAATTTATAATGGGACTCAATAGTACAGAACAAGAAGAGAAAGATAATATCCTTCGTTCAGAGATTGTAGTACAAAGGGATGGTCTTCCTTCAGGTAGAGCTCTATTCAAGTGTGATGTAGAAAGGCAAAGATGTACAGAGTTTACTAAAGAACAGAGAAAGAATTATGATGAAGTATATGGTAAGAAACTTGAAGAATCTTTTAAGAAAGGTAATCCTGATGCTGATTCCAAGAAAAGAGAAAGGACAACTGGAGATATATAAATGCAAACTCGGTATTCATGATTGGGTAACTGAGCATTGGTGGGAAACCAGACAGAAACCCAGGAAGGCTATCTTTTCAAAGAAAG